AAGAAGCTCCTGTAGTTGAAGAAGCTCCTGTAGTTGAAGAAGCTCCTGTAGTTGAAGAAGCTCCTGTAGTTGAAGAAGCTCCAGCCCCAGCAAAGCACAACCGTCGCAAATAATAAAATAGAGGACGACAATGGAAACTTTCATTTCTAAAAAGAACGTAATTTTAAAAATCGATCTTATTGTCGGTGGAAACTTTGTCCAACCCGATGAGGGTTCCATTGTCAGATACTCTTTGTTGGGGAATGACTTTTCTCCAATGGAAGATTACACAGATGTAGAAGTTGAATCGGATTCCTACGGTACTTCTATATCTGTTGTAATCCCCAAAGAAGCTAATGAGATTTCGGAAATCTATGAAGTCAGAACGGTAATTCTTGATTTTCTTTTCGAGGGTCGAAGAATTTATCTGAAGAAACAATATCGTTTATCCGAAGTTCCCGCTCACTTAGTCACAAGCGACCAAGTAAGGGGTATTTTTGGTCTGAACGATTCGGACATTCCTGACGAGTTAATCGACGTAGATTCTGCATATTTCAAATTGTTGTTGGAATATCCAAAAATAGAAAGTTGGTTCAAGTCTGGCGGGTTTAAAGCTATCAAAGCTAATAGAATTTTAGCTCTAACAACTGCTTTGAGTTTCGCCACAGGTCTTCCTTTGTTTACAGTTGCTTCAGAAACTGATGGAACAAGCAAGATGGTTCGTTTCGAAAAAGGAATGGATTTTGCTCGTCAGATTTCGGAAGCTAAAACCGAACTTGGAGAACTGTTGGACGAACTGACTGGGGAAAGTTCAACAAATTCCGCAATTTCCTATTTCAACGTTGTTACTACGGATAACATTTTCACAGGGCAATAATTATGCGTTTTCGTGACATTGGCAATCGTTTTAAAGTCAGAATGAAACGAGAAGACGGAACAGAGTTCTTCGGGCAATTAAGTTTGCCAACAATGTCAAACAACAGAACGACCGATTTTAGCCCGACCAGAAGACAGCTTCGCGTCGATGATGCTGTTAAATTATCTCCGGGGGTTATTTTTTTCACTCCCAAAAAAGAAGCGTATTTGACAGCTTACAACGGTGAGAACGAATATATTCGTTCTGATTTGAATACTTTTATTGCAATCCATGTTACTCGAGAAATGAGATGGACCAGAGTTAAAACGAAAACAAACCCCGTAACCGGACTTCAGGAAGGAACCGAAGAGGAAGATTTGGGTTTGATTTGGACAGCGTTTGAAACGGATGGTCAAACAGAAGATACTTTGAACGTTGTTAAAAAAGACTTCCGAATCGTGACGAACGTCGAGGTTCTTGAGGGAGATTACATAGGAAAATATCGTGCGCTTCGGGTTGATTATTCTCTCGGAGTGTATATTGTCCATGTCTAAAAATGATTTTTCAGATATTGGGGAAATTTTTCTCAACGACGTAATTGCTTTTACCGCGGATTCGATTGTAGAGAAATTGCAAAGAAAAGGCCCTCTAGTTCAAAAAGAAATCTGGGAAATTTATAGGGAATTTCCCGCGCAATTAGCCGATTGGTTGGGAGCAGAAGGTCACGAAGAGGCGGTTGTCCCTGATACCGAAAGACGGTATCTTCCTTTGTCAAAAACATATTTGCTTCGCAAAAGAACAATGTTTAAAAAGAGAAGAAAATCTCTTGGTGGGAGACAAGCTTTTTATTCTTATAGTGGGAAGTTATATAGGGAGTTGGAGAGCTTTAGCTTTTCTTTCGAAGACATTTCAAAATATGTTAAAGTTCAAGCTAGTTTAGACGGTTCCCATTGGTTTAATGTTTATCAGAAAAATTACCCATCGTTGAAATTCCGTCTTAAAAAAAGATTGAAAAAAACCGAAAATATAACGTCAGAATTAAGATATCGAGTAATCACCGATAGGAAGATTCTTGAAAAAATTATTGAGAAAAAAATATCGACCTTTAATTTTGAAAAGTTACAATATAACGATGTTTGGAGACCGTTCTTAACTCCAGCAATCAGATATTTTGATAAAAAGTTTGTTAGTGGAAAATTAGAGGAAATTTTAGAAGGACCAATGCTATGGCTATAGAATTTTTCAATCAGAGAGTTGATAATCAAAATGTTATTGACTTAATGCACACCTCTTGTGTTGGTGCGCTTAGTCAATGTTTGCAAGAAATGAAAGACTTGGGTCTTTTACGCTCCGACGCTGAGGTGTTTCTAACAGAAAACCACGCGTTTCAAACTGACGTTCCTAAAACAGACGTTATTTTGTTTAACGGTTTTTCTTGTGAGGAAGAAGATAAAATTTATAATCTAAGTTTCCAAGTTGGAGTGTCGATGTTCGAAGACGTAAACCTCCATCGACATTATAAGGCTATTTCTTATCTGTATGACCGCTTTGAAATTTTGGGTTCGTTTTCTCTTTTTGACAATAACCTTAATAAAATAGGAAATGCGACAATTCTCGACGGAAAAATTCTTGCTCCGGTTTCGCGTGTCGATATTCGATGCGTTCAAATGTTCACAGTTGATTGCGTTTGTGACTTGACTCGAGGAGCAACTTCTGTTACTTTGTAATCATACTTCCGTACGGGGCATAGGTAACCCACTTTAATTTAGTGGTGGCTCCCTTAGCTCGAGCTTTGGTTCTAGGGTCGCGAACCTTCAATCATTAACCCGTCTCTTTATGAGGATTACCGTGTGTTTCGGCACACGGTAATTTTTTGTTGATTTTTGTCAAATTTAAGGTTATGGTTGGTTTATTGCTTAACTTTTTTAAAGGGAACATTTCGAAATGGCTGGTGAAGCAAAGACAACCCAATTCAACGTTTCCGACGGAACGTTGATGATTGGTCCTGTGGGTGAAGCATATAACTTGACCCCCGAAAAACACTCCGTCGGTTTGATTAAACAGATGACTTGTACGTCCACCAAAAACCGTATTGAATTGACACAAGGGTTGCAGCAGTTGGTTGTTGACTCTCAGGTCACAGGAAACGATGTTTCCGTTACGGCAGACGTTTATGAATATACCGCCGCTAACTTGGCGTATGCCGCTGGTTTGGATGGTTCCAAATATCAGCCGGGCAAGACTTTCATTTTGAAAGAAGCTGTTAATGGCGATGGTGACAGCACGAATCATATCAAAGTTTACAGCGACAATGATGTCAGCTCTCAGTTTGCTGAAGGTCAGCATTTGTTGATTCAAGCGAAATACTCCGGAGCAGACGACCGCGTTGCTGTTGGTGTTGTTTCTTCGACTCAATATACGGCTCCTTCTGGCGGCGCAAAAGCTTCTGGCACAATCACGGTTGCCGCATTACCTGAAGCTGCCGACCAAATCCGTATTGGAACGAAGGCTTTGATTGCTGGAACTGATTTTATGATTGGTGGGGATGAAATCGAAACCGCCGCTAACATCGCGAAATGTGAAGTTGAAGGTGTAACTTTAGAAGCTTCCGACGCGGTTGTTACGATTACGGCTTATGAAATCGGAACGGAAGGCAACGCTGTTACCTTGACGACATCTGCTTCTGACACATTCACTCTGTCGGGTGTTTCTTTGACGGGTGGTCTTGACGGAACGAAAGGTTTCTTGGAAGTCACGTTGAAAGACCCCTTGGCTCAGGGAATGTCCTTTGTTGCAGGTGACTCCGTAATCACGGTTAGCTTCATCAAAGTTGCTTCCAACGACGAAACGCCGTATGTTTCCGTTAAGATGGTTTTCGTTCTCCCGAACGAAAAAGAACCGACTGTTCTGATTTCTCAGAAAGCTCGTGTAACCAACGGTTTCACGTTGGCCGCTACGACGGATAACTACGCTTCCATGCCGTTTGAAATTACGCCGTATATGTTGTTGCCGAATGATAACGGCTACAACGCTCAGCGTAAATGTCGCTTGGAATTGTTCAAGAAATAAGGTTCTTGAAATCCTACGGCGAGAACCTTACCGAGGTGGCGTTTCAGAAATGGAACGTCACCTTTTCTGTTGACAAACTCTGTTCCGATTTCGTATGATTGTCGAAGTCATAAACACTTAACGTAGGAAAGGACACAACTATGGCTGATGAAATTGTAGTCAATGGCGCAACTATTAAAATGACGTTCGGTCGTTTGAATTTTGTAGCGTCTCAAGTTGATGATATTGGGGAAGTTGATTTAATTTTGGTTTCTCCGCAAATTCAAGAAAAAATGCTTCGAGCTTTCTTGGCTAAATATAAAACCGAAGACGGAGTATCTCGGTATGACATCGACGATTTGATTACTGATATTGATTCTTTGGAAATCTCGGATGCAATGCGTATCTTGGATTTCATCGAAGGACAACTCCACGATTTTTTTATCAAAGCCCTGAACAGAGTGGACGAGAAAGCGAAAGCTCGCGAGGAAAAGATGAAATCCTCGGACAATACTTCGAATGGGCAAAAGAGTTAAATTTTGAAGAATCGGTGTTCCTTGCTTTTGGAACACCATTGTCTGAAATCGCAGGGAAGCTCACACTCCGAGAAATTCGTCTCGGGGTAGGAGCTTTTTTGCGTCGAGAACAAATGGTATGCTTGCAAAATTATGAGAATTTAGTTATGATTGTGAGCAAAGCCTTTGGTGGTTCAGATGACGGAAGTTCTTCTTCTGTTCCTGCTAAAAAATCTGGAACTTTGTCTGATCTACAAGCTTTTGTTGCCGATGCGAATAAATTTTAGCGGGGAACTTTAGATGGCAAACGAAAAAGACGCTATTGTTAAAAAAGCAAAAATAGAAATTGACATTGGTCAAAGTGAAAGAAATTTAAAAAAAATAAGTTCTCGGTTAAAAGAGCTCCACGGACAAATTAAAGATATTGAAAAAGCACAACAAGAACTTTCTTCGTTGGGTTTATCGGTCGATAGTCGCCCTGATTTAGAGAAAACAAGATTAAAACTTGTCAAAGAGATCGCAAATGTTGAAGAAAAGTATCTTAACGCTAAGGGGGTATTGTTAAAACGGATTTTATCTAACGAGAGAGCGATTCAACAAATTGATGAAGCTAGAGAACAAAAAACAACAAGTGAAACAAAAGAGTTAGAAAAACAAGTAAGGTTGAGAGAATCTCTAAATCGTTTAGAGAAAATACGAGAACAAACAATTCTTCAATGGGAACACCAGCAAGAAAAAGAAGATAAGCGAAAACTAGAAAAAGAAAACCAACAACGCCTAGCCGCTGAAAGAACTATCTTTGAACATAATCAATCTATCCGTGCCGCGAGACAATCGGATTTAGAATTTGCTTTCGTTCAAAACCCAGCGAGAATGGGAAGCATTGTTTCCAAACAGAACGCAAAAGTAATTTCCGACTTACAAAAACGCCAAGCTGAAGCCGAAGAGAAAAAGAGAAGAATTAGAAACCTTGTTTCTGAGAAGAACACTCGGACCATAGCTTCTTTACAAAAACGCAAAGCTGAAGCCGAAGAACAACTTCGAAGAAAGATGGAAGAAATTTCTAGCGGTGGAATTTCCGGAGTTGTAGGTGGTATGTTCGACCCAACTCTTGGAAACACGGTTTCTGCAAGAGTGAGAACGATGAAAGCTAACGGAGTTTTTGGAACGGCCGCTCGTTCCGCGTTACAGAGGTTTGCTTCTCAGGCTTTGTGGAATATGCAGGGGAGAATTATTTCAACCGCCTATAATACCGCCCGCGCGGGATTCGAATCTTCTCAAAAAATGGAAGAATGGTTGGCAGAAACCCAAGCTATCGCTGGAGCTACTTCCGGAAGCATGAATGATTTGGCTAAGTCGATTTATGAAGTCGCTTCCAACTCTCGTTATACCACCGAAGAACTGACACGAACCACAACCGTTTTAGCTCAGGCGGGTTATTCGGCAGAAGAAATCTCAAAACTTTTGGGAAGCGTAAACAGTTTGGCGGCGGCCACGGGAACAGATTTGAGAACTTCTGTCGATTTATTGACTTCCTCGATGTCGTTGTGGAACGCACAGTCGTCAGATGCAGCGAGAATGGCCGATGCTTTGACGGTCGCCGTGAACAAAACAAAAGCTGAAATCAATACGATTCAAAAAGGTTTGCAGTACGCTGGTGCTTCTGCTTCGCAGATGGGCATGTCCTTTGAAGAAACTATTGCAGCTATGTCTGCCGTCACAAACGCTGGTTTGAAGAATCGTTCAATTACGGGAACGGGTCTTCGTGCGTTGCTTACAGAGCTTGCTGATCCATCGAAGAAACTTGAAAAGGAGTTGAAAAAACTCGGTCTTACGGTGGAAGATGTAAATGTTAGAACGGAAGGATTCACTCAAGTAATTCAAAAATTGAGCGATGCAGGATTTACTGCGGAAAACGCATTTCGTGGTTTGGATAGACAAGCGGCGTCGTTCTATTTGGCATCAAAGCAACAGCTCGATTTGAATAAAGAGTTGGTTGAGTCGATGAATGAGAGAGGCACCGTAGAAAGAGCTGAGCAAGTACGCATGGACACGACTCTCGCTCAACTCGGAAGATTGAAGAATACATGGTTCCAAATTGCGTCCAACATTGGTTCACCTTCAAACAAATTGTTTAAAGGTTTGCTCCTAGCCTTCAACGAAACAAGCGGAATTCTTGAGAAACTAACTCGTTCGGTGAACAGCGGCTTTTCAACGGAGTGGGAAAAGTACGAATCGAGGGTTGAGCGAGCAGCAAACGACGTCGATTCAGCTCAGCAATCCCTGTCATCCTTAGCGGATGAAATTGTGCGATTGTCTGGTCGTGAGATTGAACTCGAAGGAAGTTCGGATAAAGTTGCAAAAGCGCATTTGAATTTAGCTGATCGTTTTGACCAAGCTGGAAAACACGCTCGCAGTTTGATTACAGATTTGAAAGCTTTGAAAGAATACGAAGCCGATCTTGTCGCAGGAAAAACGATGGAGTTTCTCAGATCGAAACAACGCCAAGCTGATATTGGCGGACAAGCGAGAGCGAACATACTCAAACAAATGGAAAGTGTGGCAAATATCGAAGTTGGAGGAGAATTATCCGCGTCGAGCCAGATGCTTTTTGGGGTTGGAACGCAGAAAGACCTGTATTCTTTGCTGAGTATGTCGAGTGCGTCTCAATTAGAGAAATACCTCAACGATTCAAAGATTCTTGGTCGTGAGAATTTCAAAGAGATTGATTGGGAGTCGATTTCGGAACTGTATTCTGCAACGAAAAACGCAGAGTCTATAAAAAACATGGTAGGAGCGAATCTTTCTGAGGATGATGTCAAAAAAATGACTGAGGATCTTCAAAAAGGATTTGACAAGATTCGTTATGGTATAAACCAAAAAACCGGTAAAAGATATGATAAATTGTCGTCTTGGAGAGGTCAATTTTCGAGGGGAAAACTTGACACATATTCGTATGTGTCAAATTTGCTCGCACAATCTTCAGCCTATACTGCTAAAATAGAGGAAGCGGCGTCCGACAAATATCTTGTTGGTGGTTCGTCCGTTTTGTCTCAGCCATTTGTTGAAGCGATGCAAACCGCTCGTGGACAAGTTGAGGATTCTATTATTAAAGTGTTTGACGATATTGAGGACACCATCAAAGATTCGAACAAAGATATTTCTCGCGCCAAACTTCAAGGAAAAGTCCAAGACGCCGTTGAAAAAATGGGAGCTTTGATTCTCTCGTCCAATCGAAACATAGAATTGCTGGATCAAATATCTGCAAAATTGGAGACAGATCCGGATAGAAAAGAATTGAATGAAACCGTGATGCGTCTTCGCGATGAAGCTCTTACGAAAAACCTCGCTATTCAAAAGCAGAGGTATTCTGACAGAAAATCTGGGATCGATTTTGCTTACTCTGATCCTGAACTTCAGTTGGAAATGCTCCGTCAAAAAGCTTATTCGAACAAAAGCGGATATGCTTTGAACAATTTGCAAGCTATCAGAAACCAGCTCTCAGCTGCAAGAGCCAACGTTTCCGCTTTGAGTTTTGATCGCGGTTTGGGTTTGTATTCGGCTTATTCAGATGCCGCGTTTAATCGAGATCTGATGAATCCAGCTGAAGAACTCGTCGTCAAGCTCCAACTCGACGAAAAAGCTGCGACCGAAGAAGCGGCAAGACTCGGAGTTTACGGTGATGGATTCTGGGACCAGACAGAAAACTCGATGGGGCAAGGCGCGAGAGATTTCTTCAACAACATAAACCAACAATCCGCAGCATATAGCTTGACTTTGGAAGGTTTGAACTCGGTTTCTTCCGGTTTGAAAAACGCGTTCAGAGCAATCGCGACAGACGGTATGAAGGTTTCCGATGCTTTTAAGCAAATGGCGCAATCCATACTTCAATCTTTAGCGAATAAAGCTATAGATAAAGGTGTAGATTATATGATGTTTGCTGCCGGTCAGGCGTTGGGTTTCGTTGGAACTGGAATAGGGGCTTCGGGTGGAGCATCTGGTGGAACCAACATCAGCAACACGACTCCTAAAAACATAACTCCGTATCCGGGGGCAGTTGGGGGTTTGGTCACAACTCAGGGGATTCGGCGTTTTGCTTCCGGTGGTGGAGTTGTTGGTCGTGATTCCGTTCCCGCATTGCTTATGCCGGGGGAATATGTTATGAAGAAATCGGCGGTTGATATGCTCGGTAAAGAAACTCTTGATTCTTTAAACCGCGCAACTTCCCGCGTGTCCGATGAAAAAGCTTCAAATATTCGTGAAAGCAAACCCGCAAAACCTGTTGTCACAAACGTTTATGTTGTATCCGACGCGAAAGAAGCTGGAATGACACCAAACGATGTCTTAGTGACAATAGGTCGTGACATTCTTCAGGGCGGCCAAACGAGAGAATTGATTCAACAAGTTGTTCAGGGTAGGTACTAATGGAAACGTTTGATGATTTCATGATTCATAGCCGAAAGGTAATCCACAGCTCTACGGCCGGTTCTTTCGCTCTTGGGAACGGATATTCGATGACAACAAAGCCGACGGCTCCCGAAATGCTTCAATGGGACTTGAAATTCTCCGGTTATCGGTGGTATGTCAAAGAAGATGGAACGATTGATTTGGAAACAAAGAAATCCGTGAATAATTTTGGGTGGTTTATGGATTTTTATCGTCGTCACGATTTGTGGGACAAATTTATTTATGACGACCCAGTTTACGGAAAGAAAGTTGTTCGTTTCGTTTCTCAGATAGACGAACTGGAAGTTCTCCCCGGCTCTGACGGCATTGTCGAAACTTTCAGCGTTAAGTTGATTGAGGTATCCGAATGAAAAACATACCTGAAAAACATATTATCGAAAATCAGAAACTTGTCGCGGACGGATACGTTGACTTGTATGAGTTTTTAGTGCAATCCGATGGAGAGTATTATTTTCTTCGCTTGAAAGAAAATAACTCTGTCGAATGGGGGTTGGATTATACCGATTCTGAAGGAAAGGAACATCTGAAGAGATGGCAGGGAATTCCTCTCAAGTTCGAGGGTTGGGAAAACTCGACTTTAGGTTCTCCTAAACGACCGGGTTTTGTTTGCGCCAACCCAGACGGTGTTTTCTCCGGATATATTCGAAACGGAGCTTTGGTGGGTGCAATGATGACCCGCTACCGAGTTTTATATGACGATATCATCAATGGTCGCGAAATCTATTTAGCTCAGAAGTGGCGCGTTTGGTCCGTGAAGTCTTTTACAAAAATGTCTATTTCTTTGGAGCTTCGTTCTCCTATGGACGGATATAACGTGAAACTTCCACCCAGAACATATCGTCCTCCTGAATTTCCTGTTCTATCTCTAAAATAATGAAAGGATTCTAAATGTACGAAAGTTATTGCGGTCGTCCGTTTAAATTTGGAATAACCGATTGTTACACTATGGTCCGTGACTTCTATAAAAAAGAGTTCGGCATAGAGTTGAGAAACTACGCTCGCTATGATAAATTTTGGGAAGACGAATCTTTATACGCGAAGTTTTTTCAAAAAGAGGGGTTTAAACTCGTTGACGATTCTTTTGAGTTCGGAGATATAATTTTCGTTGCCCTCGGAGCGTCGGTTGCTTGTCACGCCGCAATTTGGATTGGAAACGGAAAAATTTTACACCACGTTCAAAACCGATTATCTGCTATTGACAGGTATGACACGATATGGAAAAATTGGACGGTTGGGGTTGTTCGACACAAATCGCAACCCGCATTAAAATTCAAACCGAAAGTTTTTGATATTTGTGAAAGGAAAATCAATGGAAATTTCAACCCAACTGAAAAGATTTTACTCTGACAAACCCGGAGAACGCGGGGGATTTATCAAAGACGGTCAGATATTCGAGTGCGAAAACATACACCCAACACCAACGGAATCTTTCGCTCCGTCTTATGAAGATTTAGAAAAATTCGAAGACGCGGAAGCGACATGGCACACTCATCCGAACGGAAGCAAAAACCTATCGAGAGATGATTATATTTCTTTCCAAAATTGGGCCGATAAGAAACATTATATCGTTGGCAAGGACGGGGTTTTTTGTTATTATGTTGACGAAGAAACTTTAGGGTTGATGGTTTCGGAGTCGGATTCATGCGAATAACGGTCAGATTTCACGGTTTGTTGGGTAAACTCTGCCCTGGAGAACACGTTGTTGAAGCAAACAACGCCTACGAAGCGTTGAGAATTGTTTGCCGAAACAACGAAAAGAAATTAACCCGCAAAAACGGCCATAAATTTGATTGCTTCTGCAAACAAGTTAAAACCCAAGACGACCTATATCGCAGAGGTGGATGTTCGGAATTGGACGTAATGCCGGCGTTTACTCCCGCGGGTAGCGGAAGCACAAGGTCTGCTTGGGTTATGACGGCTATTATTGTTGTAATTGCTGTTATCGCAATAGCCGCTACTGGTGGATTTGGAGCCGCAGGATTAACTGCGACAACTACAGTAGCTGGAGAAACAGTTACAACGCTAACGGTTGCGGGACAAATAGCTGTTGGAGCTGCGTTGAGTGTTGCTGGGATTTGGATGGGAGTTCTCGCCAATCATTTAAAAGAGGACAACAAACCAGACCAAAACGAAACACATCAAAATTATGCTTTTGGTATGAACGGTAATACTACAAAAGTTGGAACTGCAATCCCTATAGGTTACGGTCGGTATCGCGTATATGGTCAACTGTTGTCTTGGGGTACACAAGCGGAAACTACCATTTTTGATAACTCTGTCGCTCCAGTTAAAACCAAATCTTGGTGGAAAGGTCACAAATGGGAGGTTCTTTGTCCTCCTTATGGGGTTGCAAAAACATCATTTGATGTTGCTTGGGATGTCGTTAATCATTTCTAAAAGGGTTGTTTTATGAAAAGTTTAATCCATAGAAAAGATGCTAAAACTCTGTTTTCTGGCGGGGCAAAAACAATTTATCCGAAAGTTCTACAAGATAATATGATTTCGGGAGATTATCTTGAAGCCCTTCTTGGATTATGTGAAGGTCCGATTGAAGGCTTGGTTGACGACGATAAATCTTTTTATGTGGACTCTACCCCATTAACTTCTTCGAACGGAACAAAAAATTATACAGATTATGAACTAGACATATATCGAGGAAAAGGAACAGACGACGAAAAAATTTATTTAGCTCTTGGTGCGGAAACTCCAATCTCAACCGGTTCTGGTAATTTTTCCTTAATTGGATATGCTTGGAATCCAAACGACCCAGACCATTCAAGAGATTCCAGAGATTACAACAAAGAAGATTTGTTTCGAGCTAAAATTATAACAATTAGTGGTTTTGGTGAATACGATTATATTGATTTTAGATTGTCGTTGTCTCAGCTTTTGAATTTGGGAGAAGAAGGAGAACAATATAACGGGACATTTTCGTTCCAATGCAAATGGCAATATGAGGGAGCCAATGAATGGGTTGATTTAGGGGTGCAAACCCTAACGGGTAAAACCACAACAGGATTTTATAAAGATTATAGATTGTGGCTTCCGGAGTATGACGCCGAAGAAAGACCAAAAGTAAGATTGAGGTTTGTTTGTACTTTAGATAAACCACAAGCTACGGGGAATCAGTATTCTGCTCAGATTGTTGGAATATCTGTTGGTAAATCAGAAAAAGAATATAATTTTAGAAATACAGCTTGTGCTCGCTTTTTTATAAAAAGTTCAAATAGAATTTCAGGAACCCCAGAAGTTTGGGGTGTATATAATCTTGCGGTTATTTCCATTCCCTCGAACTACGATGGCCACAAACACACTTACGACGGGGATTGGGATGGATTGTTTAAAAAAGGTTGGACGAACAATCCCGCTTGGATTCTCTATGATTTGCTGACAAATTCTCGATATGGAATGGGCTCGTTTTACAAGTTCGACGTAGATAAAATGGATTTCTACGACGCAGCTCAATTCTGTGACGAATTGGTTGATGACGGAAATGGAAATTTCGTCCCTCGTTACACTTGGAACGGATTGATTGACCAACAAAAAATGGGTCGCGAAGTTGTTATGGACGTTGCGGCATCTTTCAACGCCACTTTGTTTGAAGACAACTCTGGCGCAGTTCGCTTGAAAATTCCTCGCGATGACGACGCTGCCGTTCATATTTTCACACCGTCAAACGTTGTAGATGGTTTGTTCAATTATTCTTACACCGACCCCTCAATGTGGTATAACTCGGTTTCCGTAACTTTCATCAATGAAGCCGAAGATTGGATTCAAGACCAACGAGTTGTGGAAGATACGGAAGCTATCACAAAATACGGAAAGAACGAAGTGTCTTCCAATTTAATCGGTTGTACGAGCGTTCAAGAAGCCGTTCGCAAAGCGTGGTATGCTCTCTTGACATATACAACCGAAACACTTTCAGTAAACTTCGTTACCACTCGAGAAGGGTTGAATTGCAACATCGGGGACGTGATTCTCATCGCTGACCCAGACATGAACTCAGGACAAAGCGGACGTTTGACATCTGTTTCCGAAGACCGTCTCACAGCCTATCTTCGCGATGATATGTTTATTGAATCCGCTATCGTTGGTGGGGGAATCAACTATTTCTGCGATTTCCAAGTCGGAGACAAAATTATTTCCTACGAAGTTATTCCTGACGGAGTTGGTTATGTTAAATCTCTGAAATTTTCCGTTCCTCTCGACGACAGAATCGGACAATACACAGTTTACACAATCAGAACCTCTGAATTAACCGACGCAGGAAACGCGAAACCTTATCGTGTTACCTCTATTAAAGAAGTTGAGGGTTCTCCCGATAAGATTTCCATCGGAGCGACAGAAATCAATCGCCTAAAACAAAAATCAGCTGACCAAAAAGCAAAACTGGAAGCCGGAGAATATCAATCACTTGTTACTCCGACAACGGTTCCGCATATTTTGGATTTGGAATTTGACGAGTATTTCGACAAAGAGGAAAAATGCGCTTACTTGGATTTGATTCCTCAGCTCGACCCGACGTACAAATATTACAAAGGAACTTATGAAGTTTATTGGCGTCCTTACGGTGAAACCGCGTGGAATAAAATAGAACACATATACGACGCTACGGTCAAGAACCCTCCCATCGGAACTATCGAATGGACACTCTTACCGTATAATACTCTCGGTTATCTTCCGGATTTAGACACTGCCCCCGCGTTCCGTTATGACACCTACAACATCAACGAACCCCCAAAAAACGTTCAGAACTTAAAAGGCGACGGTGGTCTGACGAAAGCTCTGATTACTTGGGACCCAGTTCAAGATGCCGATTTGATGTGTTATGAAGTTCGTGAGGGAGAAACGTGGGATACAGGAACAGTTCTGTCTTTCTCTACGACAAACCCCCAATATGAGTATTTTTTCAAGGACTTGGAAAAACATACGATTTGGGTCAAAGCCAAAGATATAATTGGCACTTATTCCGAAATCGCTATGGGAATTACAATCGAAGCTGGTCGTCCGAAGAACGTGAAGAATTTCTACGTCACAACAAACAACGACAGACCTCGTTTTGATTGGGATTCTACGGGAGAAGACGTTTACTACGAAGTTAGAACAGGAAACTCAACTTGGGAAAGTGGAACAAAGATTTGTTCCACAACCGGAACAGGTTATACGTCTTTGTACCCGATAACCGGAGAATATACCGGTTTCTTCATCAAAACTCGTTCTCAGTTAGGCGCATACTGCGAGCAACCCGTTTACACCGAGTTCTCGATGGAGTTGATGAAAGACCGAAACGAAATTCTTAAAATCGACAACACGCAGCCGACACGCGCTTATGGGTGGGTTGAGTTTACCTCTATGCAAGCTTCGGAAAGCGGAGCGCAAAGACGTTTGCCGAGAAATCCGATTGAAGGTGAAAGCATTACCGTCGATGATTCGATTTATGTGTTTGGAACAGACATAAAAATCGGAGACACACTCGAAAGAACTCTTCATAATGCTGAAGTTGCAATAAATAAAGTCGATACTAAGGTCACAGTGACGAATGATGGAATGACGAGATTAACTCTGGGCTCTCAGAAGTTGGGGAGAGAGGGCAACTCTCTTACTTTCTCGACAACCTCGGAAGGAGCTGTGACATCTGGTTCCAACCTTTCGAACGGAATGGATTCTTGGGACGGAGTAACTGAAGGTTTTGTCCGCTACGAGAGTGCTGGCCGCGACGTTATTCAAATGGATGACGGTGTTTCTTATGCCGAGCATTATTTCCCCGTTCATTTAGACCAAGTAACTCGCGCGAGAAACTGGTTTGAAAGCGAAAGCTTCAAATTCGGACAGCCGTTATATTTCGCGGACTTATCCTATCCTTGGGATTCCCAACAAGCGCATGAAACTTCTTGGTTAAATTCTTCTGTTGCCAGTAAGGAAGAGGGCTCAGCTCAAGTTGTTATTTGTTGGAAAGAACCCGATAGATATCCCGACCCAAATAGCAAAATTGGTTTCCCTCTTGATGGAACTTTGGAGGACATTAAAGGAAGCATGAATCCAACATCAACTTCTGAAATTAACTACGGGGCGAACCGTCTCACTCAGGGTTTGATTCTGAATCGAATGGTTGACGCTCAATATTCGATGAAAATCCCCGAGACGTTTTCTCTTCGATTCACCGTTAAAATGACTTCTCGGAGCATAAACTATTACGAAGTTCTTGTTTTGAAAGAGGCTTCTAATACGAACTGGTTGAAGGTTGTGTTGGAAAACAACACCATTGTTTGTCTCGGCTCAGACGGTGTTGTTCTTCGTTGTCCGTTCACCCGTTCTCAGAACTTCGATTACATCTACGTTCAATTATCCCAAGACGAAAGCTCTCGTAGATTGTCTTATGGTGTTGAAAAAACCCAAGATGAGGGTTCTAACTACATTGAATCCAATCCCATTGGTTCTTTTGACGGATTGATTCTTGGCGACGACAAAATTGAAAGAGATGTTCTTCTGGTTCTTCCGAAATATACATTTACGATTGAACCTGAACAAGAAGACGCGACGGTAATAATCAACGGTAAAGAACGTAAGTCGATTACGGTTGATAGTGGAACCATCGTCTATTGGTCGGTGTCTTTAGATGGATATGTTTCCCAGAGCGGACAAGAACGGATTACGAAGAATAAGATTCTTTCCGTTGATTTGGTTTCCGTTCAAGAAATGGATTACACAATTCAAATTCGTCCGAACCCGATTGATGCGAAAGTCATCATCAACGGAGAAGAAAGAGACACCTTTACGGCTCGTTGGGGAACAGAAATTGTATGGTCTGTTTCTTCTGTTGGTTATGTGGAACAAACAGGAACGCTGACGTTGACAGAATCAATCGCAATCCCCGTGTTCCTGACAAAGAAGATTTTCAATTTCTCTATCTTACCCACGCCTTCCAACGCCAAAGTTACAATCAACGATGTTGAAACAACCAGCGTTTCTGTCGAATAGGGAACTGTGGTTTCGTATAGTATTTCTGCCCTTGGTTATCACGAACAAACGGGAAGTTTGGAAGTCGTAGAAGACACAGTTCTCCCGATTTCTTTGAATATCAAGCAATTTTCTTTCGAAATCAACGCTCTCCCCGCCGGAGCTACCGTTGTTATTAACGGTGAAGAAAGAACCTCGATTGTCGCCGATTACGGAACGAACATTGAATGGATGGTTTCTGCTCCGAATCGCGAAAGCAAGAGCGGCTCTTTGATTTTGACTGAAGATACGAGTTTGAATGTCTCTCTCGACGCGAGCGAACACACGTTTGTTATTGTGGCTGTTCCGAGCGACGCGGTTGTAAAAATTAACGGTGTGGTAAGAAACTCCTTTGTTGCGGCATACGGAACTTCAATTTCTTGGTCCGTTTCTCGTGAAAATTATATAACTCAAAGCGGAACTCTGACGTTGACGGAAGATACGTCGATTGAAGTTTCTCTGGAATTGAAATCCTATACCTTTACGGTTTCTCCGACACCGGCCAACGCGGTTGTTATTATTAACGGAGAAGAAAGAACTTCAATCACTGCTGTTCACGGAACAGAAATTGAATGGTCTGTTTCTGCCGATAATTATGTATCTCAAAACGGAACCCTTGTTTTAACTAAAGACACGACGTTGCCGGTTGCTTTAAGTTTGGTTCAGCATACTTTCACGATTGTTCCGACTCCGGCAGATGCGATTGTAACAATCAATGGTAAAACGACAAACACAATCGCAGTCGATTACAACACGAGAATAAATTGGAAGGTTTCCGCTGTAGGCCACGAAACAAAAGAAGGTTCGTTGAATTTGACGGAAGATGTCACGCTCTCTGTTGAATTGTCACTTATGTCTGTTGTGTTTACGATTGTTCCGACTCCAGCCGATGCGTTTGTAACTATTAACGGAGAAGAAACCAAATCAATTACTGCCATTTATGGTGATTCCGTTTCTTGGACTGTTTCAAAATCGGGATATACGGCCCAAAGCGGCGATATGGTTTTGACCGAAGACACGACGTTGAACGTTGAACTCGAAATGGAAGAATTGACTTTCACGATTGTTCCGACTCCGGCAGATGCGATTGTAACAATCAACGGAGTAAACAGGACGACATTTACTGCCCCCGCGGGAACGTCTATTACTTGGAGTGTTTCTGCAAATGGTTACGCTTCTCAAAGCGGAACTTTGACCTTGACGGAAAGCAAAACTTTGTCGGTTGTTTTGGAAGTTGTAGGTGTTCAAAAGATAGAAATCGGTGGTAACGCTACGACTCTTGTTTTATATAACAACGGGGAATTGTTTGGTGCTGGATATAAACCTTATCTTGGTTTGGGTTCAAGCGGAAACCAAACTTCCTTTGTAAAAATCGCAGATAACGTCAAAGATATTTCAGCTTCGAATGCATCGACCTTTTATATTACAAATAATGGCTTTCTTTACGGTTGTGGTGCTAATGCTAAAAATCAGCAAGGGAACGGTACAACTTCAGCGGTTACAAGTTTTGTTAAAAGAGCAGAAAATGTTAAACTTGTCGAATGCTCTGGCGATACAACCTTTTACGTTACAACTAGCGGCGAATTGTATGGTTGCGGTTCGAGTTCTAATGGACAGCAAGGGAATGGTGGGACATCAAATGCCGCGGTATTCACGAAAAGAGCTGATAACGTACAATCTATTGCTTGTTCTACAACCGCAACTTTTTACTTAACAAACAACGGCGAATTGTATGGTTGCGGTCAGAACTCAAGCGGTCAACAGGGTGCTGGGACAACAACTAGAGTCACGAAATTCACGAAACGAGCTGAGAACGTAAAAGACTTTATTACCAATACAAGTGACAATACTGTTTTTTATGTCACAGAAAATAACGAAGTGTTTGGTTGTGGATATAACTACTACGGTCAACAAGCTGATGGAAAAACAAACAACGTCTTAACGTTCACAAAAAAGACAATCAAAACGTAAATCGTTGACTTAAATGAAGCGATGAGATAGACTTACAACGTAACTTTTGCAAAAGGATTTTACACTATGAAAGACTCATTAAAAATTGTCGGAACTGCTATCGGGTGGTACACCGACGAAGATGGGAACAAACTGCATTACACGGAAAAGAAAAACGCAATCGTGACTGTCGGTTTTGACTTTGTTCGCAGAGCCATCGCGGATTCTTCTCGACCGAGCGTTATGAAATATGTAGCGATTGGTGCTGGTTCTTCCGCAACGAGTGTTTCTATGACCGAAATGGAAGACGAGGGAAATCGTGTTGAGGGAACTTGGGAATTTGCCGAAGACGGTAAATCTTTTACGATTACTGCGGTTTTTCCGAGAAACTCAATTACGAAACCAATTCAAGAAGCCGCCGTTTTTAACTCGGATGTCGGAGGAATTATGTTTGACCGCGCAGTTTACGCTGAAGCGATTCCCGCTCTTCCGAACTTAGAATTTACTCAAACTATTAAATTCGAGTTGGCTTAATGGAATACAGCGTTCTTGTTCCTTGGACATACGACAATATCGGAGCCGCGATGAGCGACTCCGATGAATTGTTGAACGTTCCATACGAACAATTCGCACACACTCTCGGAACAACTTCGGAAATAAAAGAATCCTTAATTCTTTGGGATGAGATTAAAGATTTTTCAGCTGAAATGGTTGTTGTGGAAAGCTTGCGTTTCAAAGAAGACTTCACAGCTTCACCGAACTTATATTCATATTCTCCTTTGTTTGTTTCGGATTATTTGGGAGAAGCTAAAGCCAATCTTCAGGTTTCTGAAAACATTTCAATAACCGAAGACTTCGTGGCCCGTCCGAAATTGGAATATCACAGATTCCTCTCAATCTACGACACTTATGTTGAATCGAACAACGGGGAAGAGGTTGTTTCGACCAACGCGGAACGAGAACCGGTTACGATTTTGTCTGACGTAGAAATATCCTTTAGTCCGGAATATGAAGACGAATTTTACAAATACGCAAATCGAAAGTCTCCGATTGGATACTCAAACCTCCGACCCTTGTATCCGGGCGACTATGAATATCAAGACGCGATTGTTGGTATTCAAGTTGATTTAACACCTCCCGTGAGCGGTCGTTTCGGTGTGGCCGGAGCAACTTTGCATATCGACGTTCAAGATGTCGTGGACAAAGGAACTGAAATCTTCGATGAAAACCGACCGTATCAGGGTAGAACCCGCGTTTGGTTCACGAAGAAATTTTACTCTCGTCCGAATGTGTTTACCGAAGTTCGAAACGCGAATCCCCCCTGCCGCGTAAACGTCTTGGCTGTGGATACTCGCGCTGTTGGTTCGGATTCCTCTCACGCATACGGATATTTCGATTTCGAGCTTTTGAATTTCACTGACGGAACGGAATGGTCCGGAGATGTGACGATTGCTTGGAACGCAATCGGATATTGACCGAACTCCACATATATTATATAATTCGCTTTGTTCCGATTTTCAGTTGAAGGGGAAAGCACAATATGGCTCAAAATTACAGCGAGTTGAGAAAAGACAACGTTCGTGACGCGATTTATGAAGATGTCGCAAATAATTTAGAAGTTCTTCGCACTTCTTGGGCTGGAAACGCCTTCCCTGAAAATCCAAAAGTCGGTCAGGCTTGTTATAGAATCGACGAAGATAACTTGTATTTCTGGGATGGAACAACTTGGTCTCAGAAAGGTGGCGGTGGAATTGATATGAACACCGGCGATAAGTTGTGCGATTGGGTGGGAACTTTAGCCGAATATAAAGAACAGGACATCGAAAACCAGCACCCCGAATATTTGTGTTTTATTACAGACGATGAAGGTGAAAACAAATACGCCACGAGTTCTTTGGATAATTTGGACGAGTCGGGAAAAAATGTCACCAAATCAATAATTCGTTTAGTGACTGAACTTCCAGAAACACCAGAAGAGGGTGTGTTATATTGTATTGCTGAAGGGTAGGTTGAAATGGGCTTTTCGTTAAACGGAAAAGACATAAAAGAACTTTACTATGGAAACGTAAAGATATCGGAAGCTTGGTTAAATGGACAAAAGGTTTATTCGAGTGTTCCTCTTGTCTCTGGTATAAATTACATGTTTCGTGATATTGATGCTAATGGAAAGTTAACACTAGCAACTGGTGAGTTAGAAGATGCAAGTGAAATCACTTCAATCGGCGATAATGGATTACGTTATGTTTTCTATCATTGCGAAGGAGTAACAGGTGTGTTCTTCCCAAATCTTACTTCAATTGGTACACAGGGGTTACGTTATGGTTTCAATAATTGCACGGGACTAAGAGGAAGTGTATCATTCCCCAACCTAACTTCAATTGATTCTAATGGATTAAACAAAGTTTTCAATGGCTGCAATGGTATCACAGAAGTCCATTTTAAATCTTCTTTATCTGGTAACTCTGAATGTACTACTTCGAATATGGGTTGCACTAACGCAACAGTTTATTTTGATTTGTAATGAGGAGAAAAACAATGCAAAAAATTATATCATATTACATCTATCCTGAGGAAGGAAAACGTTTAACTGAAAACGGGAAAGATGTCGGTGTTTTAGTTATTGCACCTGAATCAAAAGATTTATCCGTTTTCGAAAACGTAAAAGAAATAAAAACTGTTGTTGAATTTATAGCAGATGAAGGTAAAATATTCAAAAAGAAAACAACGGGAGAGTTTCTTCATGTTGTATCTGAAAAAATCTTAGAAGATGTCGAAGAGATTGAGGAGATTGAATAATGAGCGTAAGAAAAGCCGGGAAAGTCATAGCCGGAACACCGAAGATTACACCAGGACGCCACGTCGGAGAAATCTTCTGGACTTCCCGTTTAGACAATGAATTAAACGGAGCTGTAGACGCAAAAGGCGCAACATACAGCGTTGAAGCATTTACAGGTGAAAAGAGCGTACCTGAATTGTTGAGAAAAGGAAGTCTGCCGTATGTATCTATGGCAGAATACGAAAGGATTGTATCTACTTATGGCTCTTGCCGTGCTTGGGGTTGGGATGGAGGCGATAAGTTCAGAGTGCCTACTTTGAAAGATGTTTATCTTACGGAAGGACAAGCTGAAACAGCTGTACGTTATAGAGCTATGGTCCAGGTTGCAACCAGTGTTCAGGAGGTTGCAACCAGTGTTCAGGAGGATGCCACTCAATTAAAAGAGTATAAGTTCAACAATCCTCATTTCTTCGGTGAATCCAAGTGGACAGATGTTGAACCGAATAACGCAAGTTGGTTATTGTCGAACGGAAATTTTCATTCTGGAAGAACTTACGTTGATTACTATAAATGGCTTGTTGGCCATATCGGCGAAACAATTACTGCAAACGGCGGTAAAATTGTCACCACAAACGACAAATATACCGATTATGACTGGGTTATCAATACAGTTGATGAAACGCTCAGATTGCCGTTCGAAACATCATCTAATGGCTTGAAATCATACTTCTACGTTGGCGACACCGTACAAGACGCAAGGCTGATAAATGTGGGTGAGGTGTTGGATTACTTCTCCAACATTGACACCGTTCATTGTGTTGTAGAAACGTTTAAAAGTGGAAGCAGTTGGTATCGTGTTTATGATGACGGTTGGGTTGAACAGGGAGCTACAATACCCCTAACAGCTTGCCCTCAAACCATCACACTGTTAAAACAATACCAAGATACCAATTACACGATTTGTATAGGGGGAGGCGACCCAGATTCAAACGCTAGTGTTTGCGCCACAGCTGTTTACCCCAGAGCTGTTGGCAGCTTTTCTTTAGTTAGTGGGTACAACGGAGCATTCTATGCTTGCGTCATGTCTTGGATGGCTTGCGGATACGGAGCGTAGCCTATGAGAGCAAGTCACCACAATAAACAAGTGAAAATGTATAAGAGCGTAACTCGCAAATTCTTTAAGCGAGTTACGTTTACCGAAGATTCTACTTGGATTGTTCCTGAAAATGTTACGTCAATTATCGTTGATTGTGTTGGAGCACAAGGTTGGAACGATGCGAATTGCACAGCAGGTAAGGGTGGTAGGATTCAATGCAATATATCTGTAACTCCTCAACAAACTTTGTATTTTACGATTGGGACAATTCCTACGAACGGCCCCACGGCGTCCTACAATGCTTCCGATATCCGATTAAATGAAAACGCCCTCGAAAATCGAATCATCGTTGCTGGTGGGGGCGGTAGTGGTTCTTACGCTAATCGTTATGGAATTTTTGCCGCAGCAGGTGGTGGCGGAGGAAATCTCGTTGGTGGAACAGGCGGTACGGCTTTGCGTTGGGGTTATTCGTCCTCTGGCGGTACTGGTGGTACACAAACAAGCGGAGGAACCGGAGGAACGGCAACTACACCCTATACTCGGATTTTTGCCGGAGGAGTCGGAACCTTAGGTTTAGGTGGTAACGGTGATACGTATTCGGGCGTTGCTGGAGCTGGTGGTGCGGGTTATTATGGTGGTGGCGGTGGAGCAACAAGTTCTTTCGCGGATGAAAAAACCAAAGCTAACGCTGCTGGTGGTGGAGGAGGTGGTTCATCTTATGCTGACCCAACTCTTTGTTCAGAAGTTATCCACACGCAAGGGTATCAAAACGGAAACGGATATATTTCCTTTGATTATGAAGTTGCAGAAACCGACGGATATGATTATTATACAGGTACGATAGTCATAAAAGCTTCAAGGTAGGAGAAGAAAATGATTGTTATCGCTAAGTTAGAAAAACCATATAAAGATTCTGAGCGTATCAGTTTTATCGTCAATTATAACCATCAGCTTGGTTATCAGATTAACGAAACAGAAAATGAGCTTCAGGCTTTAGGTTACGATGACGACGAACGTAAAGAACAGAAAGCCGTCGAAGCCCGCGCCGAACGAGACAGACGAATCGACGCTATCAGGTGGCGCGTTGAACGCTATCAGACTCAACTGGCCATCGGTGTTGAAACCTCTGACACGGAAACAAAATATAAGAAAATTCTCAAGTATATTCAGGCTCTTCGTGACATAACTATTCAGGAAAATTTCCCCGAATACATTGAATGGCCGAAAGAACCCAAATAATATATAAAAAAGTTATATTGACTATTCAGAAAAAACATAATATCATTGACCACTAAACTAACCGTAGGAGATAATAATGGCCGATGATAAATTATTAGAACGTCTTCTCGAAACAAATGAGAGAATGGTGGCGTCAAGTGACAAGAAATTTAATATTCTTGCCGTGCTTTATGTTCTAACTCTCATTGGCTTTTTCTCATATCTTTCTTTCGGCGTTGACGGGAGAGACATTGCTCTTTCCACAAACTCCACGTTTGAATCCAAAATAGAACAGAAGGTCGCTGAATAATGACAAGCACGGTGCGACAAAGTGTCCGATTAAAACGAGGAGATAATGTCGTAATAAATTCCAACGCTCCAATCCAAGAAGTTAGATTGGAGCGTGGAAAATATGTAGCTGTGTTTTGGATTGCTCGAAGAGGAAAAAAAGAGAAGATTTTCAAAACAGAAAGAGAAGCAAGGATATTTGCGGGGCTAAAAGCGGACGCTCTGTCGAAGAATATGTCGAATTGGCGATAGATTTCATCGACGACAAGGACGCTCCAAAAGACAAAACCGCCAGATACTTCAGAGCTATGAGATATTAAAAGATAGGCGGCACTTTTTCGTGTCGCCTATTTTGTTTGACCTATAAGTTCGTTTGTGTTAGATTGTACGTTGTAGGAGAAATTCTTATGCGAGATGAAGAAATGACACCAACACCACCTGTAACTCTTGGCGAGAAAGTCACCTCGGCTACTTTAACTAGTGGTGGTTTAACTTTCCCTTGGTGGATTGATTATTTTGACCACTGGTTCAAGTTTTTTATAACGGTTATTTATTTAACTATTGCAATTTATACCTTACACAAACAAGTGATTAGACCTATTTTAGCGAAACATCGCCGTAAAAAAAGGAAACAAAATGATAGAGCGTGAGTTCTCCGAATTATGCGAAAGAATTAAATTTGCAGAAGGTTTCCGTGAGAAACCTTATTTGTGTTCCGAAGGTGTTCCGACATTCGGTTACGGATTAACGTATATAACGGAATATGAATCCGAATGGATTTTACGTCGCCGTGTCAGGGAATGTGTAGCTTTGGTCGAGGGATACCTCGAAAATGAAAGAATTTCACTCGATGAATTTAGAATAAAAATCCTTGCAGAGATGTCCTATCAATTAGGATTTAAGGGTGTTCTCAGATTTAAAAAGATGTGGAAAGCTTTAAAAGCTTTCGATTATGATACCGCTTCGCAAGAAATGTTAAACTCGAAGTGGCATATTCAAACGCCAAGTCGTTGTGAATACTTGGCTAAGAAAATGAAAGAAGGAGTATAATATGAAAAACGTTCTGAAGAAAATCGGTCAGGCTCTTTGGTCCAAAGTTGTTTTAGCTACAATCATCGTAGCGTTGTGTAGTGCTTTGGGTTACGAAATCTCTGCTTCCGGAGCTGATAGATTGGCTTGTTTGTTCCCCGCAGTTTCTGGTTGTGAAACCATCGCGGGTGCGAAATGAGTGCTCAGATAGGTTCCTTATTTGGTCTTGCCTTAATGATTTTCGGTTTTTTAGGTGGGGCCTTTGTTATGGGAACAAAATACGAATCCAAAAAACAAGGTGCTAAATATGCAGAAGAAGTTAAAAAACTCATTAAGGAGCTTAAAACTATCCGCTCTGATATTGAGTCTGGCAAGTTGCCACCCGAATATCGAGACTAACTTCTGCGTCGTATATGAACCGTTACTTCCGAGTCGTTCTGATTCGGAAGTAACGACAAAACACTTAAACGTGTATTATCGTCTTTACAAAAGGAACTGTGAAGAATGAGCCAAGATTTCAAACATATTTCTCCCGCTGAGAAGATTTCTCAATCTCTTCAGAAACTTTTGAACAGAGATTTGGCCGCTCTTACGATGTTTAGCGGAACTCGAGACCCAGACGCGTCTTCTTTGACGGAGGATATGGTTGGAATCTGGTTAGACAGAACTGATTTAAAAATCATCAAAAGATTGGCGAGTGTTACTCCGTCTGTGGTTTGGGAAGAACTCTTCAATTATGGGAGTTATGTTCCAACTAAACCGGAAATCGACGAAGCGTTCCAACCCGTAGATGAAAATCTCACCGCCCTCTCTCAAATTCAAGGAACATCTGGCTCAATTCCCTATTTTATTTCCCCGAATCAAATGTCTGTGATTCCTGTAAATCAATGGGGTGTTAAATTCGTTCAAAGCGAAAACGCCGAAGCGGCGAGAGAAACTCTCGGACTTGGAGAACTTGCCACCCAAGATATCGTTAATGGTTCTCAGATTGCAAACAAGTCCATTGGTTTGGAAAAATTGAACTTTGATGTTTCCTCCGCCGGATATGGCACCGGTGATTTTATGGAAACGACCGCCGACAAGAAATTCGAAGACGGTTGGGTGATTTTGGACGGCGGAACGATTGGAAACAAGACTTCAAACGCTACAGCCGCTGCTGCGGATGAATGTGAAAAATTATTCAAGATGTTGTGGTCTAACGCCAATTTGAAAATCTACGGACCTGACGGTGTTGAAACCACCCGTAGTTCCGCGGACCAAGATTGGACAAACTCCAGACAATTAGCTTTACCCGACCCCAGAGGAAGAATTTTTAAAGGAGCAAGTTCACAATCTGAGGTTGGCGCGTTAAGTGACATTCCTCTTTCAAATCACGGCGTTACGACAAACACATTGAAATTCATATCTTTGAAGACTTACATTCGATTGTAAGGGGGTGAAATATGAGTCAGGATTTTCAAGAAGTCACCCTAAATACAGAGATTTCTCAAGGTTTAGACTTGTTGCAAAAAAGAGATTTAACGGCTGCAACTCGTTCTGATTCTCAAACCAATTTTCCTATTTCTCCTGCGGAGGGTCGAGTTTTCAACCACAGCGGTGAAAAACAAGTTTATGTGTACACGGACAGCAAATGGCATGCTCTCTGGAACTATGAATTTGGCGCACCTTATACCATTAAAGAGCTGGACATTAAATTTCAACCGCTCCATGAAAATCTCACGAATATGTCGGCGGTTGTTTTTTCAGAAAATACAATTTTTGCTTTTCCTCAGTTATCGTATAAAATCGCACCAAAATGGCTTCGGGACTTTGGAAAGTGCGAAGACAAAAATGAGTTCAATTCTTTAGAAGAGTTGAAAGATATAGCCTTTTTAAATACTATAAACGGTGAAATTCACATCTCGGAAAACACAATTCCACCCTCGGCTTTTGAAAAAGATTTGGAAACCGAAGTCCCAAGAGAAATGTCAACGGGATGTATTAAGAGAACTTTCGCCCCAACATGGGACCAAACAAAATGGATTCTTTGCGATGGGAGCACGATTGGTTCCCCCGTGTCAAACGCTAAATTCAGAGGAAATTCTTACAAAAATTTATTTCTCTCTTTGGGTGGAACGGAAGGTATGTGGAACAGCGGCCAAACAATCGCCGTTCCGGACTTTTGCGGAGAAACCATAATTGTCGGCGGTGAGAAATTTTCAGAAGAAACTTTAGAATGTTCTTTTGGTTTCGAAATGGAACTTCGGTATAAGTCAGGATATCCGAACTTTGAGAATTTTACGGCGATGAAAAAGGGAGATGTTTCTTTCGAAATCATTGGCGGTGGCGGTGGATACGCCGTTTCTCGTTGGAAAAGCGGCGGAAAATCTTATGCCAGAGCTGCGTCTGGTGGTGGCGGAGAATGTGCTGTGGGGCAACTCCATTTGGATGTCGGCGACAAAATAACGGTTTCTATTGGGAATTACGGAACGTCAGGTCGAGAGTACGGTGGAGCTGGGGGAGACTCTGTTATAAAATTTGATAACAAGGAAGTTCTGAAGGTTAAAGGTGGCTCAGCTCACGACCCCTCTAACGCTGGTGTTGGGGGAAAAGGCGGAGAATGTTTGTCAGAAAAAATAACAGCGAGTTTTTACAGAGGTCATCTCGGTCAATCATATTTCGACGTTGGGGTACATCATCCGTCGTTTATGACCGGTGGTTCTTCCGGTGACCCTAAGAATCTATGTACCGATTCTCCCGTCGGCTCTCATTATGCAGGAAACGGTGTTTATGTTTCCGCGACAGACTCTCGTCGAGTTGGGTCTGGGGTTGGGGGAATCTTAGATTCCTCTAGCCCCCCACCCCACGGAGGTTATTGCCGAATTTCCGATACGAATGGTGTTTTAAACCAGACCGAAAACGTCGGCGTAATAAAATGCTTCTTCTTAATCAGAACCTAATTCCGCAGTAATCAACTCGCCGTGAGGGAGATTTTCTACCCATTTGCAGAAATCTCTCCATTGTTGCAATTTGTGATTTCTTCTCTGGAAATAAATGTTTCGGAGACATTTTGCGTTCAGATTAACCATTCTCGTTTGGAGATAGCCATCTGGCAAATTGTTGAAAATCAATCTCTCCAAATAGTGTTTTCTTTCCGGGGTTGTCAATTCGGAATTATATTCACGAATGGAGTTGTTCAGATTATTCAAAGTATCCTGAAAGACGGGTCCCTCAAAATTTTCATCCGTGAGACCATTCTTCCAACTCTTGTGCATTGTGGATTCTGAAGATTTTGATATTCCAACGCGATATGTGTCGGCTTCTTTCCACCAGAACAAGGGGGCTTGAATTAAAATCCAATACTGAACTTGCTCCAGAAATTTATTGTGCCCACCGTCTTTGGGTGCGAGTTTGTTTGAAAGTCTTTTCATGTCCTCTGGAGTAGTTTTGAAGTTATCGAACGATGTTGTTCCGAAGGAGAGCATAGTAGCTTTAATTGCCGATTCAAATCCGTGGCACTCCAAAAGTTCATATCTCATTACACGTTTTTCCTTTCTTTCAATTCCGCGCTCACAAAATCTAAACGCGGGTCAATTTTAACCATATTAACAACCTTAACCATCGCCGACTTATACGAATCGGCGATGCAAGTATATTTGAAAACCCGTTCTTGTCCGGTTTGGCGATTTCTCGCTCGAACGTTAAAAACGTACTTCTCAGATTCTAATTTCATTGTCACACTCCAACTCTTTGTGGGTGATAACCAGTATTTGTTTTACTTTCTCCGCTTTTCTCAAACGAAGCAAAGCGGAATGAACCATTTCAGCTCGTTCCTCCGACATTGAGGCATCAATTTCGTCCGCGATGAACAAAGATAAAACACCCTTTGTCAGAACTCGACCGAGAGACAAGCGCAAAGCGATGTTTGCGAGGGCTTTCTCAGAACCACTCAACAAGCAAATCTTCTTTCCGTCCAAGAGAATATCAAAATCCTCAGAGATTTCAAAGCGATTTAATTCTCCCGCCGACATCTCCGTTATCATCTGAGAAGCAACGGATTCCAATGACGGAATTACATAGGTTTTGATTCTACGTTTGAACTCAATCATACCGTCGAGGGCTTTCGTCAGACGTTCTATCTCGACCTCTTTATTCGCAATGTCCCCCAAAACTCTCAGTCGAGTTTTATCGTTTTGCTCAAACAAGTTTCTCTGAAGCTCATAATTCGTCCAAGCGTATACTGTTTGTTCCAAATCCACTATGGGCGGGAGTTCGTTTAGTTCGTCAACCAATTCTTTGATTTCGGAATCAACGTTTTCAATTCTCATCATCAACATCATTTTGTCCGCGTTGGCTTTTGTGGCTTTGTTAAGCTTCGTCCAATACTCGTCAGACTCATCCAAACGAACTGTGTCCATATCTAAAGTTTCAAAACCTTCCGTAGAAATGGAGTTTTTCTCAGCCAAAAGAGAATCTCTCAATTTTCTATTTTGGAGTTCTGAACGAAACGAATATAGGTCTTCCAATGTCCATTTTGGTTTTTCCCGTGTTTCCGCATCATCTGGGATTCCGGCCCACAATTCGTGTCGTTTCGCTTGCTCTCTCAATTCTTCTTCCGAGTATTTTGAGTTCTCTGGAGCTTTGGTGTTGTGAAAGGAATGTCCACATTTCGGACACACCGTTTGCGGACTGTTTTTCCAACTTTCAAACTGAATCCTCTTCACGTCCTCAGCGATGATATCTGCCCTCGAAAGAGATGGTCTCGGGCAATCGGGGATAACGAAATTGTAGTTCTTAGCTAAAGCGACCTGCCGGTTCAATTCCTCTTCAGAGGGAAGTTCCACATCACTCACAACCATTTTACTCAACGTAGAATTTAAAGTGTTGATTCTCGTTCTACGAAGAAACACATCAGCAATCCTCCGTCTCTCATTTTCGAGTTCGGATTCCGATAGAAGATTTTTCGGTGCTGTCGGGCTAACAACTGTTGGAGTTTGTTCCAATTTTCGTTCTAAATCGTATTTTGATTTTTGTAACTTTACAAGCTCGTTTTGATAAGTTTTCGCTTTAATTAAATCTTCCTCGGCTTCTTCTCGCGAAACAAGCGGTTTTGTAGGCAACGTTATATTCGGCAAATTATCCAAAGTGGTTTGAAACGCCGACATCATCGTTTTCGCTTCGTTAATTCTGGAACGAATTGTCTTGACAACTTTGTCGATTTTCTCAGCTCCAATGAGCGAATCGATGCAAGCTTTTCTCTCTGCCGGAGCAACATCTGTCAGTCGGGTTAATTCTGCTTGTTTCGCGTAAACGGAAAAATTATAAACTTCAGGGCCGAATCCCAAAAGAGCGGAGATGAATTTATTACATTCCGTCGTTCCGACAACAACTTCATTGATGTTGCAGTTGTCCAAAGTGCGAACGATTTTATAAGTTTTTCCTTTAATTTCGACGTTCAATTCCACAGACATATCTTTGGAATAATCGGATTTAGACCCGCGAAGTTCTTTAACACCAAACAAAGCGAAAGATACCGCTTCGACAATTAAAGTCTTTCCTCCCCCATTCTTTCCGCAGATTGTGGTCAAACCTGTAGTGAAATCAATCTCCAAGTCCTTATGTTTGGCATAATTCCTCAAATGCAAACTTTTAATCATTTTTATACAACCCCCAAATTTCTTCTTTCAGTTCTTCGTGAACGTCTTTCATACATTCGTCAAAAACCTTTCGAGAATCGAACTCTCCCAGTTCAACATCCTCGAACATCTTGCTATCTTCTTCCTCAGCTCGAGCGATGATGACCTGCATTGCGTCGATGTCCTCTCTGTTCGGTGCAATTTCGTTCGGTTGAACGATTATTTTCACACAAAAATCGTGGTTATCGTCCCTATGGCCGTTCCACTCTGAAACGGAAGCATACGTTCTATAGGGAGCACCGGCAATACCTATAGCCTCGTAATGATTCAACGGAACCAACACTTTAACAAATTCAAGTTTTCCGAAAACATTATTCGGTCTGAAATTGTGCAAGTGTCCTGAATAAATCTTACAACATTTGATTTGGTTGAGGACCGCGACATTGGGATAATCAGCGTGGCAGTACACGTTTTCATAGGATTTTGTGTATTCTTTCGCCATTTCTTCATAAGATTTTGTGTAGGAGAACGGCAGAAACAAATCGTCTTCAAATTCCGTAGGTTCGTCGAAGAAAAAAACATTTGTAAGAGGGGCGCAGATTTCTTTTAGAAGATGCCACGAGGAAGTTTTTCCAGAGCGAGATATGTCGTGATTTCCGGCAATAAAAAAGGCTCGATTGTTTTTAGAAATCTCAGACCACATTTCAATTTGTTTTGCGACAAACATCACATCGTCGTTTGACACATTCCAAGAGTCGAATAAATCCCCTAAATGATATAAGTTTTCTCCAACAGAACCTTGCATGGCGAAGTAAAACATCTTTCTTTGATATTCTTCTCTGTCGCCAGTTCTTCCTAGCGGCACATTGGCCTTCCATTTCTTCCCAATGTGCGTATCTGTGATAATCATGTTTTTACCTTTCAGTTTAAATCTTCGATTTTAACCTCCAACCATCGCCGAGAAGCGAGGTAATCGCATAAATGAACAAATTGTTCAAATCTTGTAACCGGTTTTGGAACAATTTCTCTTCCCTCTTTATCAGTGTTCCATTGCCCACCGTGAGAGCGAATTGCCCCACAAATTCGATTTATTGTTTCTTTATTCAGAGTCCCTAATTCCAAAGCTTTCTTCATCGTGAAATCCGCAGCCAAATTCGGATGTTCGAAAACGGTCCATTTGTTTTCGTTATCCCAACCCATTTTAATCGAATCGTGCAATAACAAAGCTGCGATGAGTTCGTCTTTGAGAGGTTTCAACTCGTCAAACTGCTCGAGATTTAACATTTCAAGAGCAAATTTGACAAGAAGTTTTGTGTGTCGAACCAAACCCCCCAAACCCTGAGAAACCGGACAATGGTACTTTCCTGTTGTGGATGCCCCTTCGACGTAAAATCTTTGAGGAACAGATTGCAAAACAACAATCACCAATCTCCTAATTTCCGGAGATTTTATTAAAGAAATTTGTTCAGTTAAATCTCGAACGTCAAAGTTTAAATCGGACACAAAATAACTACACTTTCAGCTTACAAAAAGCGTACTTATTTTACCAAAAATCACCTCATTTTCCAAGCAAGATTTATCTCCTTTTCTGTCTTAGACGCTGGTCTTTCCAATAAACTTTCCCACTTCAAATTTGGGTTTTCTGAAATCAACTTTCCCGATATGACAAACCATCTCTCACAGTGTTCCGAGTAAATAAAATACCAATACTCTCCCCCTGCTTTCAGAATTTTATTTCGACGCAACTCTTGTTGTTTGAACAAAGATGCGCTTAAACCACTCGGGCTTACGGTTGATTTTACTTCAGCGTAATAGGTTATGTTCAAATGTGTCACGACAAAATCGCTAGGAGCTGACGGGAGTATAACCCCCCGTCCTCTTCCTTGAAACGTGTCGTGAGTATCGGAAAACCGGAAACAACACGCTGTTTTATCTTTGTTGAAAAAATCATAAATGAAGTTTTCGCAAATTTTAGGCAAGTTTGTTTGCGCCATCAATACTCTCCTTTACTTTTTCACGCACTTCGTTTTTCATCTCCGTTAATTTTTCATCTGAAACCTTGTCAAAGAAACCGGATTTTATAACGGACGAAGTGAAATAATACAGCAAAATTCTACGCCACGTTTCTCTAACGTACCACTCTCTGTCTAAACTTGGGAGAGCGGATGTTTTAACTCCCTTAACGCTGTCGTTCCAAATAATCAGGTTGTCAGGAGCCCCTGTGAATTTCGCAGCTTCAATTCGGTATTGTTTGGACTTATACAAAGAACCCGTGTTATCTGTCACAGCAAAAACTCTGAACGTTTTCTCCGACAACAATTCCCCATCGTCACAGATAATCTTCATCGTCTTGTCTTTGACGTTCCCTTTCTTGTCCACACTTGTGGCTAGAGTTGTAGTAAATCTGGGATTATGATAACAGAACTTGAAATCTACCGTCCTACCATAAATGTTTTGAAATTCTATCAAATCATCACATTCGTAAATCGTCTCCGTTGGTTCTTTTCCAAACACGAAGAAGTAATTCAAAGCCTTAGAAACAATGCTCAAATTGTTGTCCAAAATCGAACCCAGTTTAGACATCGCTCCTTTCGGTTTCCAATTCGGATATCCTTTGTCATTAAACAATTTCTCAGGACAAGCGATATAATTGTTTACGTTGCTTTGAATCATCCGATTGTATTTTTCAGATTCCAAACCCATCTTCGTTCTTTTCTGCCAATCATCCATAATCTCTTGAATTTTAGCCCACGTTTCTTCTTTCCCGTCGTAAGTGAAGAACACACCATCCGTATTCAGATTGAAGAACGTAACGTAATCCTCAAGTTGTTCGATTAAGTCGATAAGCATAATCTGGCCGGTGAGACAAACAGTGTGAGCTTGTTTCTTGTCGCACAAGTCAGAACTTTCAGCACCACTCAATCCGTAGATTGTGTTTACGACCACTTTCAGAGGTTCACGATTGAATTTATCTCCAATCATTTTCAAATGAACCTGTTCTTCAAAAACTTCAGGAAGAACTTCCGGAGATTTTGAAGAACGAGAAATCGCCCCCCATTTAATCATAATACTCGGGTAAAATGAGGTGACATCAGCATCTACAATTTTTCCGTGGGTTATGTATCCATCTCTCGAACCGTGGAATCCTCCCCAAGAAATAACACTTTTGCACCCCCCAATAACACATTCCAATCCGTCGTTTTTCTCTTCGGTCATTTCGTTTGGTTTGGTTTTCTTCGGACGCATACGTCTGAGCCATTGATTTTCGGGTTGGAAATACCATTGGACTAAATCTCTGTATTTTTTGATTTTGCAATCATATTTTGGAAATTCCAAATCCCATTCGTCGTTGTAGGAGATTCTTTCTCCCCTCAAAGCTTCTGTTACGATTTGACCGTTCGTTCTCGAAATAAAAGACAAAGGTAAATTGAAACGTTTGATAAGACCCCATTTGGCGAAGAAATGATTCGTCGTCAGAGACATAACTTTTGCCAACATCAGCACGTCGTTTTCGCAGTAAAAACGAGTTGAGGCTTTTTCTTCTTCGGTTAATTCTCTGTCCAAAGTAAAATCCACCTCGGTTTCAACGATGCTTTCTCCCATAAAAGCTTCGAGTTTTTTCAAAGATTTCATTTTATCGTACATCGCATCGTAGGTGTATAATTGCAAATCAAAAGTTCTCTTATCGAATTGATATGCCGTTCCACCTTTCTCAATCAAAAACTGAGACATATCGTAAGGGTCTAACCCCAACAATATGGATTTTATAATCGCCGAGTCATAAGAAGCGTTATACGCACACCAAAACCAATTTTTGTGAGATTCGTAGAAACGGCGCATTTCTTCCGCGTTGTTTTCGATAACCGTTTTTTGTCCGGTTAGCATGTCGTATGCTAAAAATAACCAGTGTTTTTTGAAAACTTCAGTATCGCAACATAACAGCATTTCAAACTCCTCTCAATTCTCGTCATCTTTGACCTCAAAATTCAAACGAAGCCAATCTCGAATAAATTGAACCCTCTCTTTGTCCCAAGTGTTTTTCTCAAGTTCTTCAAGACTTGAGATAATCGGACGGAGTGACATCCAAGTGAATTTGTCGTTGATTTTATCCCGTTCAACGCCAGCAGAAGTAAGTAAAGAAAACAGTTGTTTTCTTGTTGTAAAAATAGGTCCATTCCATTTCCACCACTCTTTAAGCTTCTCAATCATCTTATTTCTCCTTTCTCATACAAACCGCAATGACAAACGCCATCTCTTTTTATGTCTTCCAAACATGATTTCGAACCACAATAACGACTTTTATCCTCAGAACAACACGGACAATAAATCCATCTTTCTTTCAGAACGCCACTCTTTACAGTAGAAATAGAATCAAGAAGTTCCGTCGTTCGAAGTTGATTTCTTTCGGCAATTTTAATTAGTTTTTCTTTTACCATTTTTTCTCTCCACCAAATAAGCCACCGCCTGTTCTATCGTTTCTCCTTTACGTCTCATGCGATAAGACACCGAAGATTGTGAAATTTCGTTCTCGTCGCAAATCTGACGAACGCTTTTGCCATTATACAACGGATATGAGCGAATATTCTTTATTGCATCTTCGGGTGTTTCCATTTTCTCAACCATCCTGTAGAACACAGAATAATAATTGAGCCCGTTTTTCTTGCACCACTGCATTAAGGTTGTTCCATTCACATAGTATTTACACATTAGTCGATCTCCATCCCAAGAAATTTATAACTGTCTTCGTCAAATTGCGTATAATCGAAGTTTTCTTCAGATACTTCTTTGAGAATTTCAAGGTAAAGAAACTCATCAGCACATCTCGTTCCAAACTGAATACCTTCCCCAGCGCAAGCATTTACAAAGTATAAAAGCTTTTTAAAATTGTCCCAAGTAAACGCTTTCTTCAATTCCTTTTCTTGTTTTTCGGTCATTCGTCGTCTCCTATAAAACGAATAAAGAGGTTTTTTCTTTCCTGTTCGCAGTCAATAGCATAGTCTTGAGTGCAAATCTGAACATAATAGCTTTTATATTCTCGAAAACTCTCTATAACTTCCTTTAGGAGTTTGTTTTGTTTCAAAAAATCTTCGAGATGTTTTTCTTTTAATGAGATTGTTATTTTCATTCTTCCTTGCCTTCCAAAGCATCGCAACAAATGTTGTGTATGCCTATCAAATCATAAATTGTTATTTCGCCGGCCGACATGTAACTCGACATCTCTTTGATTGATTCCAAGGCTTCCCGAAGGCGTTTGATTTCCTCGTCCGTTGCGTTTTTACAAGCTCGGCAAGAATAGCTTGTTGTCTCGTGTTTTACCTCGTCATCTTCAATCGCGCGGGCGTTCCATTGTTTAACGAGTTCATCGTTGGCGTCTCCAAAATCGAAATACGTCAATTTAGCCCCACATTCTTCGCAAACAATACTATCATTTGCCCTTTCATAGTAATAGTGAGCCTTTCCTCCGCAAAACGGGCAGGGTTTTAATTTGTCAGTCATTTTTTCTCCGTGAAATTTTTTGTATTTCTCCGAACTCTTTTCAAAGAAATCAAACTTGTTAAATTTTGGGTCTAAGTTTTCTACAATATCCAATAGTTCATCTACAAGATATTCTTCATAATTTAAGTGAGCCAGCATTTCTTTATCTGTCAGGGCTTCTCCCAATTCAGTTATCATGCTATAAACATACTCAAGTTGCTTCTTATGTTTTTCAGCGTCCCTTTTGCGAGCAAGTCTAACCGCTTTAAGTTTATCTAAAACTGTTGGCATTCTTCCCTCTCAATTCTTTGAAAATATACGAAACCAAATAAGCGAGCAACTCATCTTCTTTCGGCGAATACGTCATACCCGTTCGTTCGATTACCATGTTTGCCAAATGGACGCTTTCGTGAACAATGGTATCCAAGTTAGGTTCTCCATCAAACCAGACACAAAGACAACCGCTCTTGTCAACGAAAGACATACCGTCCAAATCGTCAATGAATGGACACTCTGTTTGTTCTCTCGCATACTCTTTGTCAACTTCTGTAATGGAAGTTTTAAATAAAGGGATTTTATGCGTTGTCATCTTTTTTCTCTCCGAACAACTTTTCCCACAAATCTGCATCTTGCCCTTTGAAAATCGGACAAATTCTCGGATGTAGGTGATTTTCTCCCATTATATCGCAGTCTTTGTCGTATGTATCCCAAACGCAACATACTTCGGAACATTTAACTCCACGTCTTTTTGCCATTCTTCCCTCTCAATCAATGAATCTTTCCAGTCGCCGTCGAACGGCTCGATGTCGAAGAAATCAGAAAGACAAGGCATTATATAACCATCAACCATAGTCCATTCATAGGGGTCAAAGCCCTCCGCTTCAGCGAGATCGTTCCATCCAAGTTCTGGTTTTTCCGTATAACAACGCCACTTTTTAAATTGGTCCATCGCCGCATATTTCCAACAAGGCTTGGACTGATTAAGTATATCTTGGATTTTCATTTCAATAACTCCGGATTTTCGTGAATGTTGCCGATGACCTTAAAGTCGTCTGTCCCAATATAAAAATCTGGAAAAATAGGCTGATGATATACTTCTTTTAAATTTGAAAAGAAAAAAGCACAATTTTCATCATCCCAGATTACACGCCATTTTTCGCCCTTTATGAAAATAATATCTCCCTCATAAATCAGTTTGCCGTTCTTGTCTTTTAATCCAGCACATTGTTCAATCTCGACATTATTGATGCTGTCGTTGTCAGGGAAGAGTAACCAAGCAATGTTCCCCTTTACTTCCTTATAAGTCCAGTAAAGGTTAAATACTTTATCCCAAACTCTAAACTTAAACCTATCCATCATTCCTTAAACTCCTTAGAATTGACCGCTTCTCGCCAAGTCGGGTATTCGGCAATCAATCTATAGTTTTCAAACATTCCATAGTATCTGGTTGAAGTATGCCCATCCGGCTTTATAACACAATAAGCACAAGTTTTCCTTGTTTGTTGGCCAGTAACACATATAACAATTCTTCTTCCTGCGTGATAGTGCTCAAATATCTGCCCTTCTTTTGGTTGAAATTTCATCTCTCAATCTCCTTTGTCATGCACTCTTTCAAATCTTTAAGAGCATAAATGGCTTGCGGAAAATCCATAGCCGTACCATTGAATCCAAAATCAATACAGTCATTATCCCACCCCATATCATCACCAGCAGGACTGTAAAAAGTCATTTGTTTAGCTTTCACGAAATCCTCTTCTATTACAGCTCCTATGGCTTCAATCAAGGTATCTATGATATGTTTTTTCAACGTTTCAAACTGTTGTTGACAAAGGTTGTTAATGTTAACAGCAAGTAAGGGTATTTCTTTGTTACTCATTTCTCAATCTCCTTCAAAACGTTTTGACAAACACGCCTTGCGTATTCGGAAAGGCCATCTTTCTCTCTTACCTCTTTAGCTCTTTTAAGAATTTTATTCAACGCTTTAACAACCAAATCAAGTTGGTATTGTAGTCTGCTATTATCCCTACAAACATTATCGGCAAAATCTTGCACTTCGTTGTTTGCGATACGGAATAATTCATCCAACTTCATATAACATTTTGTTTCACCAAGCGTTCCTATTTCAACATCTTTCATTCCTCAATCTCCTTTAAACAATCTTTAGCTTTCGTTCCATCTTCAATTCTAATTGCATAGGAACTTCCAATTGAAGCAGAGTCAATGTGCTGTCCAGAAGCATAAAATCTTAAAGCTTCTGTTGCTTTTTCGAGTTTGTTCATTAAGGTTAGATTTTCCTTGAGAATATCTTTATAGACTCTCCTATCAATAATGACTGTTCCTTTTACGTTTTCCGCGAATGTTTTTTTCATTCCTCAATCTCCTTTGTCTTCTCCAAAAAACTCCTGCAATGTTTCTACAATCTCATCCACCTCATCACGATTGATGAAGCTGGAAGCGTGTTTTGCTTCCGGGCAATATACTTTCATAGCAATGTTATATATCTTACCCAAAGCCAAACGGGCCCTAGAAAGGTCTTTGTCGAGCTTCCATATCATCAGATCTTTATCATTGTTCATAATTCACGCTCCGTTACCCATACAAAATTTCTAATAACGTAGATAGTCAAATAAAACAGTGTAATCGCTATCCACGGAAAGACTTTGCTCATAACCCACACTCCATTAAACTTGTTTTCCAATCATCGGCTCGTTTAAGGTTAAAAGCCGATAGACGTTCTGACGGAATAACGCTGTTGTCTTTCCATTCACCGGAATCTAGGTCTGGTTTTTCGTAATACCAACACCAAAGTCCAAACGCATCCATCGCCACCCAACCTTTCGGCAACAACGGCAACAAGACTGTAATATCAATTTGTTCACCTTTGGCGTTAGCAACCAAAGTTATGCGCCAAGCTAAAAGCATTTCGGAGTGCTTCTCGGCAGATTCATAACTTTCAAAAACGTTACACACCCATTGACGATCTAAAGCGTCGCATTTGTTATCGAGAGTGGTCGGATAAACAACTTCATTTTTAGAGTTCAGAAAGTAATACATGTTACTTTTAAGTCTAGACGGCACTCCCAAGGGAGGCTTTGGTTCTCGACGTTCCAGTTCTTCTTCATATTTCCTTAAAGTTTCAGCGGTGCGTTCACACTTAGCTTTAATTTTTACAATCTTTTCTTCGAGTTCTTCTTTTGTATATTCTGTGACGTTCTTAACCATTTTATCTAATCCTCCAGTGGAATGTTGAAAATCAATCTCAGTTTACGATCGCCAAGCTTGTTAATAGCATCTTGGCAGGATTCACGAGATGCGAAGCGGTAGGGAGTATTAACACTGGAACTATTACCAATGTTCGCACACGTTTCACTAAGGAAACGACCAGTGTAGTCGATGTAGGAATAAGAATCTCTAACTTTCTCCAGCCCGTCGCACATTCTCAGCAGTTCTGCTTCTGCACAACGTTTTTCGTATGCAAGCTCGGCTTCTTCTTTTGTGCGAAAGCAGTTCCCCTCTTTAATACGAGTGAAATCATCTTCATCTTTTTCGTTAGTCGTAGTACAATAATAAGGTCCAGTTAGGTATAACCAGTATTTCTCTCCTTCCTCTGGCAAAAATGGGATAGCAAGTTTCGGCTTTTTGCTTTTCTCCCAAGCTTCCTGACATTCTTTAATTTTTGCTTCAATTTCACGTTTATGCGCTTCAAGTTTGCTGATTTTGTCTTCGATTGTGCCGTCTTTTATGGCGTATTCTATTGCTTTAGTCATTGTCTTACTCCTTAAACTGAGATAAATCGTAGCCTTTCGCTGTTAAGTATTCTTCTGGAGCTATTTTATTTCTTCTAATGCAGTATTGGAAAACCGTGTGGTAGTTGATTCCGAGTTTTCTACAAACGTAACCAAGATTGTATTTTCCAACAAAATAAAGCCCTGTTTTTTGAGAATGTAATTTGCCAAACTCTTCCTTTGACAACATCGCTATTTCTTTAGAATATCCTTTACGCAACCTATCTCTGATACGATTTTCATCCCTTCTTTCTTCGTATGTCTTCTTTGGTCTCTTCTCTCTTGTGTGCTCCAAAACTCCGTGTATAGCGTTTCTGGTGTTCTGATAATTCTTGCCGTTCGCCTTGCACCACTGAAACAAGTTCATCCTGTCTATGGTTATTTTCATTACAATTCCTCCAAAACAACAATCTCTTTAAAGTTGTCTCCGGAATACAAAACTTTGTATTTTTTCCCGAGTTTTACTCTTTGATATACGTCGCAGAACAAATCCGGAGATGTCATAGTCAAAATCTCTCTTTTGTCTGTCATCATCTCAACCAGAACAAACGGCTTCCCTGCTTTTGTTTTTTTGGTTTCTTTTTTCGTAACCTCAGCTTCATAAATTTTGTTCGTAGAAGCTTGGGTTGTGATTCTCGATTGTATCTCCGAGCTCAAATTGATAATGTTAAATTTCGCTTGGAACTCTTCGATGATTTTTCTTTTTTCCTCTTCGGTCATATCAAATCATCACTCCCTTTTCGTTTAAGATTTCTTTTATCTTTTCCAAATCGTAAATCGAATTAACAATTTTTAACTCGGAATTATCAATCGGTAAGAAATTCACTATGGCCCACATCTTTTTCAATTCTTCGAAATTCTGAGCTATTTTTTCATCGTCAGGAACAATGTTGTTTTTGAAGCAATCCAACAAAGTGTTTTTTGCTTCTGTTGTTAACTTTTCCCAAGATTTGTTTCCAAAACCTTTCAAACCGCAAATGCAGTCGGATGGGTCTCCAACAAGGGTTTTGTATAAAGGAATCCACTCACGACGTTCGACTATTTCCATAAATTTCTCAGAAACCAAAGGATTCGAAACTCGAGAAGAATTTGGTAAAATGGCCGCCAAATCCTTATCCGTGGAGATGATTTCAAACTCCATGTCTTCGCAAACGCTGAGTTTCTCGCATAAATGATTTATCACGTCATCCCCCTCAAACCCGTCAGCAGAAACGGAACAACAAGGAAGATAAGGAATCAAATCATTTCGTATCATATTCAACGTTTCGAAATCCGTGTCCATGTCTTTTTCTTTTCTGGATTTTTTGTAATCCGGATAAATCTCTCTGCGTTTTGCGTTTCCGTTATATCCATCCCAAACAAGATATGTCGGATTTAAACTCTCCAAATCCACAATCATCGACGGTATGTCTAAAAAATTATCGGAATACATATATCGACGAAACCAGTTGTTGGCATCAACCAAAGTAATTTTCTTCATGTGTTTTCTCCAAAGGTTTAGAAAGAGTCGGAAACTCTCTTTTGAGTTTCCGACTTGAAATGGTGTTTTATAACTTACCGTTTCTCGATTGTCGCAATCTGATACGGATTGCCGGTTTTACGTTTAACCAAGAATCCTTTCAAAACAACCGGAACGTCAGGAGAACAAATTGTCTTCCCTTCTTTCTTCAGCTCGTTATTGAAAGCTTTGATGTATTTACCAGCGGAAGGAGCATTACCGAAACCAATGCGAGCACCAGCTTCCATAATTAACTTCTTACCATCTACGGCCATAACGTTATCTTCCAACGTCAATTCCATTTCCACTAAATCATAAACGTAGGAATTGGAATCCAAACTTTGGCATTTTTCAACAACCATAGGCCAAGGTTCCCCGTCAACCGTTTTCTGACCGTTATAGGTCTTGAAATACATATATTCCTTTGCGTTTCCGGGCATCGTGCAACGAATACCTTTCGCAAACTTCGTGCATTCTCCGTGAAGAACACATTTGATACCTTCGCTCGGCATCGTAATGGCATCGCCTTTAATTTTGAACAAACCGCTCGAAACAGAAATCCAACCATCTACAGAGGAACCGGAAGATTCAAAATCGTCCAATCCAAAAGCCTGACCGTCAGACGGCAAAGCTACAGCGGTAGAGAAAGTGGGTTCAGAAGCAACCAAAGCATTTTGTTGCCCTGCGGGAGTTACCGTTTCAAACGGCACATCTTCGATTTCTGCGGGAGCATAGGCCGCCAACAAAACGTTGAATGTGTTTTCATCAACACCTTCGGGGCAAACCCGAACACCTTTTTCGATAAAAGAACGAATTGTAGCAGCATCTGTGATTTTATTTGTCATAAGACTTCCTTTCAGTTAGAGTTTAGAATTAAGAGGATTAAAGAATAGCGGAATCCTCAACCGCCTGTCAATCAAAAAGTTTAGATTCTACAATTTTTTTGTATTCCTCTTTTTGACCGAGAACTTTTTTCCAAAATCTCTTTTCAACTTTGCAGTTGTAAACGAGAATGTAAATCGGTAACGCTTCTTTTCGGGAACCACGATTCCCACGAAAGCAAGCTTGGTGAAAACTATCAATTCCGAAGTCGCTCGTCAGGAAAACAATGCTCGAAACCGCTTCGAAATTATGTCCAACGCTCATCGTTAGAGGGCTCGCAACAAGAACTTGAGTTCTCCCTTTTGCGAAATCTTCTGAAATTCTCGCTCTGGCCGCTCCAACAACAGAACCGTTAATCAGAGCAGAACTCAATCCCATTTCTCTGCATATCTCAACGACCCGTTCTTGTTCTTTTACGAAAGCAGAGAAAACAAGAATTTGTCTCTCGCTTCCGTCCAGAATGTGTTGAAGATGTGATTTCAACAATTCGTCCTTAGAACGTATTTTTGGAGAATAACCTAAAGCTTCTGGGCAAGCCAACAACTGTCGGCATCTCATCAACGTTACCGCCGAGTTCGGAGATTCTATATATTTATCTTCCAATTCAGCAAGACCTTGTTCCTCCATTTCAGAATATAATCTTTGCAGTTCAGAATCTTCGAAATCGCACGTCTCAAACGATATGATGTTTTTGCTTGCATCTGGATATGCTTTGTCGAATGAAATTCCAACAGAAAATCTTTTCAAGTTTTTACCCAGAACGTCGGCGTGTCTCCAACCAACCAAATATCCCAAAGAATTATAAACCGCATGATAATTTATGAAGCGTTTGTAATTACCATAAACCAGAGGGTCGCACACCGCGAACAACGGATAAGCCGCGTCCAATCTTCCTGAGGCAATGGGTGTAGCCGTGAAAAACGTAACGTGGTCGGCGTTCTTTTGAGCCTTGTAAAAAGATTGAGTTCTCGAAGACTTATGACCGCTGTAAGCTAAATGGCTTTCGTCAACGAAAATCGAACGAACGTCTCTCGGTAAATTCTCCCACTCTTTTCCAAAGCAATCTGGGCCGATAATAAAAACTTTAGCGTTTTGGTTTGAAAATTGTTCCTTTCGTTGTTTCGGCGTTCCACTTATTATTTGAATTTCGTTTTCGTAAAAATCTGTAAATCTTAAAAATTCATCTTTGTTCTTTTTCGACAACGAAATCGGATTGATTAAAACTGTTTTACAAGCTTCGTTTTTCCAATAAAATTCAGCCAACCAAGCCATCGTATATGTTTTTCCGGTAGCACAAGCCGAGTAGTTCAAAGAAGCTCTCCGACCAATGTGATAACCACAATGTTTAGCTTGATAGTCTCTCAACGAGCAATCAGGATTCATAGTATTTTTCCTTTCGATAATTAAATTGTGGCGGTTATATCAATTCACAGTTTAGAGCCTTATCTTGCTTTGCGGGTTCTGCTTCTCATTGATATTTTCGACACCGCCACTTGCCGTTTGGAATACCCGCCATGAAACTTGCCGTGATGTTATAATTTACCCTGTACTTGGACATATGATCCTCCGCTCGTCGGGCATGGCATTATAACTTTCGACACACGGCTGCCGTCTATGGAGCGACGAGCTATGATTAAATTGCTAGGATGAAACGATTTAGGTGAATGCTCTCGCAGGTGATAAACGAGTCGGGCCACCCTTGGCATCGTTTCTTAGGAGTCCTAGCCCCCCGGAGGTTACGCCCGTTAGTCAAATTCGCTTCCGTCAGTATGTAAAATATCATTGAAGTTGTCAAGAGATTCTTCTCGACGTTGACTTATAAAATACTGTCTTGTTTCCTCTTTCGTGTGGCCTATGAAATGTCCAAATAAAGCAAACCAAAACAAATCCAAAAACGTAGGTGAAAACCAAGCACTTAATCTGTTCATTTCATACCTCCAATTCTTGCAACCCAATCATCGAAATCTTTCAGCAATCCTTTTTGACCAATATATTTATGAGCCAAAGTTTCCGAACTCGAAACCCCAATCGTATATCCCAAACAGAAAATAGCAATTGGAACACCTATAACAACTACCGCACCTATCATTCCACAACCTCACATGATATCAAAGAATCCCAACGAAAAGAACGGAAACCGTCCTTTTCAATATCAAAAACACAACAAACATCAGGATTTGGTTTTCGATGATTTGTTGTAGGTTTTAAAATTGGTTCAATGTAGTCGTTACGGAGAGTTGCCAACATAACTCGATAAGTTCCGTCTTTCTTTTCAAAAGTTATGCGCAGAATACTCTCTTTAAGTCGTTTCTTTATCTCTTCTCTTTGAGATTCTATAATTTTAGTCATCTGAAACCTCCAAAAATTTAGCAAAAACTTCCACCTTCGAAAGCGAAAAGAACTCGCAAATCACAAACAACTGTTTCACTGTAAGGTTGTGTTCTCCACGACACAAAGCAATTAGTTGTTGCAAACTCATTCCCAATTCCAAAGCCAACTGTCTTTTTTCAAGTTCTCTTGCAATCAACAAATCTGAAATCATAAGCCCAAACCGTCTATGCCACTCGGAAATAGAAGTCCTCTCTTTGAACTCCTTTCTTGTCGAAACAACACAACCTTCTGACTTGAGAGCCATTCGCAGAGCGTGTCGTTCCAAAGAACAAGAATTAAGAATGGATTCAAAACTTTCACCAGAATTATATCTTCTTGCGAACTCTTCGTTTCTCGCTTTTGTGTAACCTACCATCGTGTTCTCCAACCAACCACATTTGGTTCAGTCGCCGGTTCGTGTGGTTCGACAAAATAGAACATACGGCAACAAATCGGACCGTCCTTTAATTCCGTCTTCATTTCACTTATTTTTTCAACAGTCCACCATTTGTCCGGTTCTGACCGAAGTTTCAACTTATCTCCTACAACAACACCACTGCAATCCATCTTATACTGCCTTTCATATTTATTCATAGAAACCAAGAACTACATTTCATCTCCCAAAAAGTAAACAATGCAATTTGTTATCGCAGTGTTTACATTTGTGATTTTTGACAGGAAACATCGTTCTAAACCACCGTTTGAAATTGGCGGCTTCTTTTTTCGTTCGACAATAGGAACAAAACCCATCAAAGCAAGAACAATAACCATGTCCGCACGAACACTTAACTCGTTCCGCACAATATCCCTCAGGAGATAAATCAGGAACGTAGAAATCTCCAACGTGCGTTTTAATCCAAGTACCCATTTCATATCCTTTCCACAAATTCGGGTTTAACAATCCAATCCACATCTTCGCTTACGAATATGATTGGCCTTTTATTTTCAACAACAATCGCTAAAGCCCTGCGAAAAACCTCATCGCACTTGTCATAATGTTTCAAATTATGAATCACTAGAGGAACGTATTCTTGCGTCATACGACAGGCTTCCTCGATTTTCTTAAACGATTTCGTTCCATAATAAAAAACATCATCGTCCCATTCTACATTTTCAATTTGAGGTCTGACAGAGCTTAAATAAACTCTGTCAGTTTTAAACCCCAAACGCTTTGGAATCCCCTGTGTCCTGTGGGGACAAAGAACGGAAGGAATTGCCACAGGGCACAGGGGTGGGATTTTCCCCGATTCGAGGAAGAAATCAACCCCAGAAACAGAATGAAAACCCCAAGCACTCATTATTCCATCCCCAAAGCTTTCTTGTATTGGTCAAGAATAAATTCCGCTTCGACTCGTTCGTTCTCGTCGATTTTGCGCAACTTAACCAAAGCTTTCAAAGCTCCGACATCGAAATTCGCCGATTTGGCTTCTTCGTAAATTTCTTTCACGTCGGTTTGTAAAGCTTTAATTTCTTCACTCAAACGTTCAATTCGTTCAACATAAGACAACAAGCGTTCCGAATCGATTCCATTTACATCAACCATTTAAAGGGTCTCCTTTCCTAATTTCACATAATAAGTTTTCAATTTGTTCGTCCGTAACCATCCTCCGGTATAATTTGGAAGCAAGGGCATTACGGGATTTAACACCATACGATTGACACAAAACGTAGATGTATTGTTTCACTCGTGAAAGACTTAATTGAGAGTCTTCAGCAAGTTGTTCATTTGAGTTACCGTACAACAGTCCTCTCAAAATAATGTATTTCTTATCAATGTTCATTTAACAATTCCTCCAATCGCTTTTTATTCATAGCTCCGGCGTACATTTTTTTACCACTCGGAAGTTCGACCATCGGCAACGCCGTAATTCTTTCACTTTCGATTTTCTCAGAATCCCAATTATCAACCGAAATATATTCAAATTCGTTCGGGAACCAAGCATGGAATTGTCTGCACTTCGGACAAAACGAAGCTGTGTACATTTTAAGCTTTTTCGCCATTTTCCTTTTCCTTTTCCTTTTCAATCAGGTAGTTCAAATAATAAGAAGATTTAATCAAGTCTTCAACTCCGTTTTTCTGTTTCCAACGAAACAGATATTTTATGCAATTCCCAGTGCAGAAAGCATCCATTCCTTGCAGGTTTTCAACCGCCGATGCAATCGCATCGATGCATTCTACTTTCCCTTGTTTATAATAATTCGGACGTATCATCGTCGAGGGCATGTTTCTTCTCCAAACATAAGTTATACATTTCTTGGTTTTCCAATCTGAGTTCGTCGATTGTTTCCGCCATATCGACGACGAAATACATCGACAAACCCAAACCGCAAGCCATACCGAAAAACAAATCTCTAAGGCTTATTTTCATTGCAGTGTTCCTTCCTGTTCTCCGAACAAAGATGCCAGTTTAGAACTTTGCGAAGATTTGTAATTCTGACATTCTTCTGGAAGTTCTTCACCTAAGATTTCAATCATGCTTTTTACAACTCGTTGAAATTCATCGAAACCAACATTGTTGGAACGGGCTCTGTCCATCGCAGAATCCACACTTTCCAATGCGGACTTCATTCCCATTCCGAAAGATATCATAATGATATCATCAGATTCAATCTTCATCGTCATCTTCTTCCCTCCATCCAAGAGCTTCCATAATATAATCGTCGTTAAACCAAAGGAAATCGTTTATTTCTCCTTCGGTGGGTGTTTCAGAAAGACACACCGTCAAAAAATCTTCCAAAACCTCTTCATTATAGTCCGGCGAAGAGCTAATTCTTTCCATAGCTCGTTCCCCTCCACTCCAGAAAGGAAAGTCGCTTAAATTTCTCTCACTAATATATTTCATTTTACCTCTCCACCATCGGCATTAAAACCGCAATTTTGTTGTCATCATACCAAACAGCAGCTGAATGCTTGTTTTCCATTTGGGGAACCCAACCATTTGTGTTCAAAAACTTATTGACTTTCTTTAAATAGTCAGGGTTAAACAAAGCGTAATCTCTTGCGATTGGTGTTGTTCTCTTCGGTATTACCCTAGAAACATCTGGATAATTCTTGTTGACCAATTTAACTTCAATGTCCTCCTCAATTAGACCAGAAGTTTCGCTAATAGGTTCGAAATCAACTTTATGTCTGTATTTACCCAAAGGTTTGGAAAAAACAATAATGTAATCCTTATCCATTTTCTCATCGTAAGACGGACGTACACTTGTTACCTGAAACAGAAAATGACCGTTTGTTGCCGTGTAAATTCTCTTGTCGTCAACGTCCTTAATGTGAACTCCGGTCAAATACGGTCTGTCGTAATCTTCTTTATAAACCGCAGGAAGAACGGAATCGATTGCTTCAACATCTAAAACATACTTCATGTTATTTACCTCCAGCAATAAGTTCACGAGTGTATTTGAATTTCGGCGGATTGCAAGAATCCTCATAAAGCATTTCGGGATTTGATTCCAAAACCTCTTCGTTGAGAATGTCGCAGGGGACGTAATCCCATCCAGTTCCGCAATGGTCAACACAAAGCACAAAGCAGTCAATTAAATCCGAATAAGTGAACAGCAGTCCGAAAGTCTTTTCCAGCCATTCCACGTCCGACTCGCTAGCGTCGGTTATATACCACTGGTAGATTTCCATCGGCTCTCCGTCTTCATCGTAGAAATCAAAACGGAAATTGTCGAAAACACTCGTGTCCTGAGTGATGTTATTGGCGAGAACGTACGAGTTACCCAACCAATGGGTCGCAATGCGATAAGTTGTTTGTTTTGTCATGTCTTTTTCCTTTCCTTTTTTAAATCTTTTCGGCAATGTCGATAATGTCGGCAAATTCCTTTATGCCGTAAACATCGTTTTTGAGAAACGCAACATCTCCCGAATACATGCGAACGCCTGTTCTTACATTTCTAGCTTCAATATCGTGCGCTTTCAGGCGGGCGATTTCCTCTTCCGTCAAAAAAACACCTTTGACCGTCTTGTCATATCCATTTCGATACCCGTATTTGTTCATGCTCTTTTTCCTCCACAAATTAAATCCACAAAATGTTTTCCGTCTTTTCTTATCTCAAACCGATTTTCATCAGAAGTTTTATGACAAGAAAGCCGACCTTTCTGCCAAAGCAAATTTTTGCTCAGTTCCTTTTTTAACTTTTCACAACGAAGTATAAGCTCAGAATAATTAAGTGTCAATATCTTCCTCCATAAAAAGTTCATCTTTTAGTTCGTCCAAATCCAAAAGAACATTGTTAAGTGCTCTTTTCAAACGTTGGATTTCTTCAATCCATGCCAAAGGAAGATGTTGTTCTTCCCTGCTCAACCGACCTTCCAATTTCGCCAAACCCAATCTCGCCGCTTTCAATTCAGCTAAAGTATTCGGGTCGTTTTCAAACGATACGGGTTTATATAAATTCATTTCAAACCTCCGTTAAAACTAACTTTGAAATAATACTTCTTACTTTTTCTGAGATTGCTTTTCTAACTTCGCTCTCGACAATCTTGTTTACTTTCTCTTCGATGAGGTTATCCATATCAATGAAGTCTCTCTTTTGTTCAACAATTTTCATTTTTCTTTCCTTTCAACTAAACATTTTGTCCACGATTGTTCTGGTTTTTCGATTTCAAAGAACTTGCTCAAGCTCCACCCGAAATCTGTTTCACCACCTTTCCAGATACACCCTTGAGGTTTCGGTTTCTCACGATAAACTCGCCACACTCCGTTTTTATCCATAGCGGCGTATTTCCAATCAATCTTTAAAAGATTCATCAGTTCGTAAATTGTCATCTATCAATCTCCCTTTTTCAAAAAGTTCGTTTCTGTGTTTCCGATTCCGGCGTTTGTATTCTGCGTTTTTATCTCGGTCATAATACTTCTTGTTATCAACCTTGTGCATCCTTTCAGGAAACAATATAAACTGAATCAAACGCTTACTTACCTTGAATTGTCGTGCCAAACCGTGAATCGAAACCAGTCCACTTTCGTAAAGGTCTTTTATCTCCTCACGGTCGGATGCAGACAGCTTTCTTCGTTTGTCGTCTTCCGGTCTGATTTTCAATTTCAGAATTTCGTGTTTAAACGGCATTCTAAATCTCCTCAAAAGCATCATTAGAGTCTGGGAACTCGAAAATAGTATCATAACCGGCACAAACCTCAGACAGAATTAAACCTGCATCCTCTAGGTTTGCTATTGTCTGACAACCGAGAACAGTTGTGTTTGTTCGGTCAACTTCCTCATCGTCATCTTGACAATGTAACGAAAAACAAGAATCGCAATCGAAAGTCATTTCGTCGCCCTCAACATATTTGAAGATCATACATTCTGGCTGGCATGTCCATGTATAACAAACATCTGCGTAGAATTTTTTGCCATTTACATAAAAATCACAGCAATATCCACTTTCTCTGATTTTGATTTTGTCTATGTTCATAATCCGCACTCCTCTTTTCAGCTGGTTCAAATAGCCCTGATAAACTCAACAACTTCCTTATAGACTTCTTCGTATTCGTCTTCGTCCGTTTCGCAATCAACACCAACAGAAAGGTATTCCCACATTCCGTCTTGAGTAATCAACTCAATCGCCCTTATCTTTTGAGCTTCGAGTTCCTCGTCCTCGTCCCAAGACCCACAACCAGAGCCACGAGACAAAGGATATTCAACGCCATACGGATTATCGTCATAGTCATAAGATTCCAACTCCTCTACATCAACGTCGATAGAGAAAACAAAATCTTTGATTTCCCATTTTTGCACCTGACTTAACATTGCTCATCTCCATTTATATAATTCACTGTATGATTAAATAAAGGTTTGCCAAAACCAAAATCGAATTGATTGTGGCGCACAAAATTCGCCATCGTTTGGAAGTCGAAGTCGAAGTTCTGATTTCAATTTCGTTCCATTCGGCGAGTTTCGGGTTATCCCACGCCCGCCGTGAAGCGAGCGAGGGAATATAACACGATTTTGTATTAGAATGTTCGATAGGCATAGAAGTCCGTTCCGTCCAATTCAATTTCCCTGTCATCATACCGTGCCAAGAAATGCTCTCTGCCGTCCAATGCAATTGCATCGGCGACAAATTCTTCAATGTCCCCTATCAACGCCCTAATTATGGTGTTTTCTCCCGTTTGTAATACTTCTTATTGTTTACTTTCGGGGTTGGTTTTCCGGTTATAATCCGGTCGATAGTATGCCACGCCAAACCGAACATATTCCCCAGTTCGGCTTTTGTGAACTTTTCGGTTGCAAAAAGTTCTTTTATTTGCGTTTTCGTTTCTTCATTTATTTTCCTTTCCATAACCGAAACAGAAGTTAAAAACCCAAAAGCGGCAAAAAGCCAATTCCACAAGGGAATGTAAGCTTCCGTCAAAGCTGCCGAAAAGAAAATCGGCAACCACGACAGAAACAGAATTGTCAATGCAAATGCAAATTTCATAGTGCTTAACCCTCCAGTTTCATAACAACGTCCAAAACGTCTTTGCAGTCCTCAAACTGCTCCCAAAATTCCGCCAAATCCTCATTTTCGGCTTCGAGTCGCTCAAGGTCTCGCAACAGACGACCGTAAAACCCTTGCGATGGCGCAAACGTTCGGCAGGTCTTAAACACCAAATCTCGCGGTGAGATTTCGGCTTCCAGTTGTTGGTTAGGGGCGCATTTGACTGGCATTTTCGATTGCACGAGTCTCAAATTCGTTCAGTCGGAAGTACCACAGCTCGCCCTGACGGAATGAAAAAGTGGCTTTGATTTCATTTTTGCATTTCAATTTTAAAACGTTTTTCATATTTTTTACCTCTTTTAGTTGAAAATTTGTTGTTTGATGCAAGTGCATCGGGTGGGCGATTACAACTAAAAAGCGTAATCGAACGATGCGATGCAAGTGCATCGGGTGGGCGATTACAACTAAAAAGCGTAATCGAACGATGCGATGCAAGTGCATCGGGTGATTTGAATCCGTGAACAAAACAAGAAATGTTGCCCTCAAACCCGCAGAATCGTTAGTGGTTATAACTAAAGTTACGATTTTGAAAAAAGTGTAATTTTATATTACTGATTTTTTTCTATTTTACTAACATAACTTTTTTTTCCTAATAGAGATCTCTACTATCTCTAAAATAGTAACTTTAGTTATAACCCCTAACGTTTCTGCCGGCTGGGAGGTCGATGTTCTTGTTTTGTTCACGGATTCAAAACACACCTTTTGATTGAAACCCAACGTCACGATGCAAATGCATCGGGAAATTGAGACCTATTTTTCGGTTTCAACTGTCCATTTCAAGTCTTTTGCTTGTTTTTTGGTATAATTCCGGTATAAGGTTTCCGCTTCTTGAAACCCTTTACCGAACATTTTGCGAACGAATACCACAATGTCATAAGTGTTATAGTCTTTTCGCACTGCTTTAATCTGCACGTTTTCGTTTTTATATATTACCATGTTTTAATGCCCTTTTTTTGACCGTACAGAGGCTTTGAGATATTTTAGGTACAAGTTATGCCGAAAAATCTCTAAAGCCACTATACGGGCTTTAAAATCGGTTTACCACACATCCGACTCTACGTTTTCAACCTGAACCGCAATCGATTCTTGATTGAAAGCCGATTTCAAAATCGAAACCAGATTTCGAATCTGATTTTCGGTTGCGAACAGAAATTCCATTCGCAAAGACGTTTCCGTCACGTATTCGCCATTGATGTGACGGTACAATCCCTTAGATTCGTAAATCGTCGCCCCTTCGAATTGAAGGGATTTAATTACGTTTTCCACCATTTTATAGGCTTCCAACGTATTGATTTTCTGAGTCTTCGTGTCTTTGTCGTTCAGACCCATTGATAAAATGTATCTAATCATAGTTTTATTCCCTCAATTATCCGTAAATGAAACATAAAGCGACCCCCACAATCATAGCGAGAATCGTGCTAATTCCGATAACGGCAGTCATATTTAATCCCTCCGTGTCGTATAGAGTTTGAAACCGTTTTTCAAAACAGCTTCTTTGACGGGTTCGGACAGACGAACCTTGTTCTGTTCGAACAAAACCGCAACTTTCAGGGCGGCGGCTTTTTCACCCCGTATGGTGTCCCCGCACCACTCGGAAAACGTGTGCGTTGCCGTCTTTGCAATACGGCGGAAATCTTTGATTGTTAATTTTTTCATAGTTTTTTCCTTTTCAACTTCAAATTTGGATTCGGAATCAAAATCAGATTCCGAATCCCCGATGCAATTGCGTCGCTAGACTTGCGCAAGTGATGTACAGGCGATAATCCGCCCGTTTTCGTCTCTCACCGTGTCGTTTACGATATAGAGTCGGTCGGCAAGTGGGTGGTTTTCCGCTTTTGCCGCCTGTGCTGTGAGCGACGACACAATCAGAATCGTGTCGTTGGGAACGGATTCCGGCAATCCGTACACATTACCGAAAGTCTTTTTGATAATCGGCAAATCGTCGATATATCCGACGACTTCTGCACGTGTGTCGGCACGTGCAACACCTACGGAATTGTAGGTGTTTGTTGCGTATGCCGTCTTAATCGTGACGGCATGTGGCGTGAAGTTTAATATCTTCATATCTTTTTTTCCTTTCTTTCGTTGTTTATTTGGGGATTGATGCATTTGCATCGGATAGCTTGGCGTTATTCGGGAATTTCCCGAATTTCACACCACGGAATCCAATCGTAGTCGGATTCCTGACTCATAGCGTCCACGATAGCCGCTATTTCTTGCGCCTCTTCCAAAGAGGCGGTGATTCCTACAACGGAATCGTTGTAGGTATTGAAAATTTCATATTTTTTCATTTTTCTATTTCCTTTTTCTTGGTATTGATTGATGCAATTGCGTCACGTTGCCCATGTGCGAAAACGTGCGCTTGCATCGGATTTTTTTGAAGTCGGGAATCGCCGTTTCTGACGATTCCCGATTTTTCCGATTTAGGCGACTTTTTCCGCCTGTTCCGACAATAAAGCGACAAGAGTCGCTTTGTCGTCCCCGCTAACCATTGCCCAATTTTCCGACAAAAGGTTTATTGCTTTTTCGATTTTTCCTCTTAACTCGGCAATAGCGGTTGCGTAGTCGTCATCGGTTGCCCCTCCCAACGACAAGCGAATATCCGCTTGCTTAGAGCTAAAATTAAGCCCTGATTCCTTCAAAAGTTCTTTGAATATTTCAAAACGTGAATCGTCGCAATCCCCTTCAATTTTCACTTTGCAGTCTATAACCGCCGTTGCGACGGTTAAACAAGCTTTAGCCAACGGACTTCCGGCGTATTTTAAACCTGCTTTTTTCAAGTCCGCTTTTAATTGAGCGAACAAAGAGTCGTAATCTGCCCAATAATTGAAAGAGTGACAGAAAGCGACGGCATAAAAACCAGTCGCAAAACGGACGCTTTTCACGTCCTCTTTTGCTTTGTTGTTGTCCGACAAGATTGTTTTTGCGGATTCTAAAAATTCGTTGTAGTTCATTATTTTATCCTTTCATTTTTAAGTTTTTTCAAAATCAAAGAGTGATGCTTTTGCGTCAAATCCCTTTGTTTAATTAGACAAAAATTGACAAAATAGACAAAAGTTTTATCTAATTGAACAAAGGGAATAAGTCACCTACCGCAATCGCCAGTAGATAGACTCTCCCTTGGTGGCTAATCTGGGGGTTCTGACGTTGCCCACGCCCCACCTTGCCAATAGTAGCCCCTTATTTACTTTCTTTAATATCTCTTTAAAAGCTCTTGTCCGCTCTTGATAACTCCATTATATCAAACAGCGGACAAGAGTCAAGCCTTTTTTTATCTTTTTTTATAACTTTTTTTATTTTTTTTATAACTTTTTTTCTTGACATTCCTTAAAAAGTGTGCAAGGGGTATGCCTATTTTTTAGGCAACCAGACGCCCGGATAAAATACAGTTCCACCTTTTCTCCACCGAAATTTTTGCAAAAACACTTGAACTGCCTTGAAGTCTTTCCCCAAGGCAGTTCACTCGCACCCCCCCTCTGTCTTATTTCCGAAAAAACTCTTTAAAACATCGTCTGCAAACGCTTTCGTATTTAACGTCTTCGGATTCTATCCCCGATTCTCCGACCAAACCAACTCCACCGCTCATTCGTATGTGGTGTGTAGCCCGTCGTCCGCACTTGCAAATCCCGCGGCATTCTTCCAGTTCATCGGCCATCGCCAATAACGCGGAACTACCTTCGAACAATTCGCCCTCGGCGTTCGTTTTAAGACCATACGAGACAACGGCCAAGTCGTATTCGTCCACAACATCCGAAAGATACCACACGTCGTCTTTCATCAGAAACTGAGCTTCGTCAACCAAAATCACGTCCGTATATATCAAATCAACAAATCTTTCCATTTCGTTGAAACGTCCGCTTTCGAGAAACAAGCACTCTGCGCCCTGAGGTATGGCGCGTGAGGTTGTTTTACCCCATTCCCCGTGGTTGTATCGTCCGTTACGAACGTCTATGGTCGATTTCACGATGAGGGGTTTCATTCCCTTTTCCAAATAACAATGGTTTGTAGCCAGCAATCTGGCACTTTTAGCTGAGTTCATACTTCCGAAAACAAACGATAGCTTGGCCATTATTTTCTCCTTTTTTAATCCGCAACTCTCAAATCCACAAAATTTCAGGTCTTCCGGTGTAACCTTTTTCGAAACAGAACCACGCGTATGCCACCGCGCCTTTCCCGTCGCAGTCAATTCCGTTTCGGTTACAGGTAATTCTTTTACCAAAAACGGCAACATATCGCAAGCCGCTTGTGCCTGAATTAAACCATTTTTCTCTCTTCTGTCCTTCGAGGAACGATAAACGGAGCAACATATACGTTCTTTCCCCATCAGCCATCAAATCGACAGCGTGTTGACAGAACTCAAGACTATATTTGAACGGGGGATTGGTGAGAATTGTCATGTTCATTTCGGTCGGAAACGGACGGTCGGACTTCAAAAAATCCATTCCGCTTGCGCCCCACCCTCTGTTTACGAGGTCTGTGTCATACGTCGTGTAACCCGCAGCCTGTAACGGGCGGCTGAGGGCCCCGCGCCCACACGCGCATTCCCAAACAACGCTACCTTCGGTCGGTCGCAACTCTTCTACGGCGAGAAGTCGTGTAATGGCTTCTTCGGGACTTTCGTAAAAGTCGTTCTCGGCCCGTTCTTTATCGGTATGGTTGGTTGCGCCGAGAGTTGCCCACGTCGTGCGGCTGTTTCCGGTCCAATCGCGCCCTCCAGCAGATTTCATATCCGACTCGCTTTCCTTCGCCAGTTCGACGGCATCCATTATCGTCGGCTCATCGCCGTATTTTTCAAAAATGTCTGTCATTTCGTTTCTCCCAATAATTGTTTGAAGATTGCGGCCAGAACTCCGACAACGATGGAGTTACCGGCAAGTTTGTAGAGTTGGTGCTCGCTGAGACCGGCCGCACGACTGCGTTCGAAATCTTCATCCGAGAAGTCCATAAATCTCCAAAATTCTTTGGCGGTCAGATGTCTGAGAGCTTCACCGTGCTTAACCACGTCAAAAGTGTGCTTCTTGCTGTATGTGTTCCTACCTCCGACGCGGAGTGTTTTTATGTATGGTTTTTCTTTCCATGGTTGGAGACGGTCGATTTGTTCTTCGGTGAGCCATTTTGACAAAGGTACGTCGAGCATTGATTCCATTAACTGGTACACCCTTTTTCTACCTCTATTTTTGTCTTCCGTCGGCAAAACGAAATCGCAAACCACGTCTTTTCGAATTGAGACGGAAAACAAACGCCGTCTGTCTTGAGGTATTCCGAAATCGCGAGCGTTGAGAATTTTCCATTGGGTTTCGTAGCCGAGTTCTTCTAAGATTTCAACCCAACGGTCGAAGTCTTTTTTGAAAGTCGGACCGACGAGAGCGGGAACGTTTTCCAACAGGAGATATTTCGGTTGTTTACCAGCTTCACACGCGGTGCGAAGCAAACGTTCGACTTCTGATATAAGCCCGGATTCGCCCTGCAAACCGGCGTGTTTTCCAACCTTGGAAAAACTTTGGCAGGGACTGGAATATGTCCATAAATCGGCATAATCCAACTTCGCCACTTTTCTTATGTCGCCGTAATTTCTGGTTTTTCCGTGAATTGCTTCGTACGCTTTTATTGCATAGGTGTCGATTTCGCTAATCCCAACCACTTCGTGAGGTATTCCGATACGTTTCAACGCCTTTCGTTGCGCTCCTATACCGCTGAAAAGTTCGTTTACTTTTAGTATTCCCATCCCGTTTCAATCCTTTCAGGTGTTATTTCACCGTCTATCTTGTATTTTTTCATCAATTCTTGGAGTTTTTCATCTTCGAGACCGTGGGGAGGACAGACCATCGAAAGTGGAACGTCCCACATCCAATTTGGAAAGTCCTCCAACCTCAAGTCACCGTCAAATCCAGAGCATCCCCTTTGTTCGAGTCGAGTGTCAACCCAGAGACCGACAAGGGTCCCACAGAGAAAAGCTTTGATGTCAGGCTCAACTCCTTCAATCTCATAAAGAATTTCCGGAAGCCAACCGGTTTTACCGATAATTCTGAGTAACAAAAGTTTGAGTATTTTTCGAACAACGCTCTGATAATGACTGACTCGCTCTGACAGAGCTTCGGAGAACTTTCCGACTTCGAGCTGAGATAAAAAAACACGCTGTCCGAAGATTCTTGCATACTCACTATTGCTTCGAAGTGGCTCTTCGGTAGATGGTAATCTTTGTTTTTTAACAATCCAGACAGCCCCGAAATTGCCCAAGCGACAATGCTTTCGCGTTCTTCTGAAGCGATTCTTTCACCTAAATTCAGAATTTTATCTTCGTTAGGTATGACACGGGAGAATTGTAAAATCGCCCACCTACGCATCATTCCGCTACTGCAATCTTTTGACTTAGGTAAATGGTTAGAAGCGAACCAATGTGCGGCGTGGCACTCGAAAGCGAACAACGGACGACCTTTGTATTGACCCGTCATCGTTTCTCCTGCGAGAACAGACTTGAAAACGTCTCCGGGAATGTTTGAGCTTTCGGATAATTCCCCTGCAACATTCAAAAGAGAGCGCGAGAGTTCCGTAATCGCAAATTTATCGTTAAAGTTGTACGGCGTGACATACGATAACGCGTCTTCTGGGAGAAGAGATTGTACAATCTTCAACAACTGAGATTTCCCAGTTCCACCAATTCCGAACAACAAGATTGCTCTTGCGAACGACGGGGCCAAACCGAATAAAGTCGCACCAATGGCCTCTTGCAAGCAACGAACTTTTTCGTGATAATCCACATCTTCCCCCCAAACCGAACGTAAATATGCCGTGAAAAGAGGAGCAGCGTGTAAATCTGCCAAAGACGGGTCATAGGAGAACGGCATGAGGTATGTCGCGCCAAAACTTCTGTCGTGAGGAAGAATTTTGCCGTCTTGAGTGACAAAACCGTTTGCCATATTCAAACCTTTGATTTCCGTTGTCTTTAGGTCGTGTTTCAGCAAGGTTTTCATTACGTTAAGGATACCTTTATGGTCCCCTTCTCGTTTTGCCGCCGGCAGATTGCCGAAAGCTTCTGCGATATGTTTTCTGATTTCACTTTCATCCAACGTTTGCCAGTTGGCCCCCACCCAGACGAAGAATTTATCGTTCGCAAAACGAATGTTTGGATAAGGGTCTGTGCTGTCTTGCGCTCTTGTGAAAGCCTCGCCGGGAAGTTCGTATAATTCGTTGAGGTTCTTCAGAGCTTCCGCTGCGATTTCCGTGTGGTTTTGACCCTCAATTCCGGAAGATTGATATTCGCGGAGAGTTCTTTTGCATGCTGGAATTGACAAACTGCGGTCACTTTGGCACATAAAACGCAACAAACGTTCTACGGATAATGATTGCAGTTCCGACATAGCAATCTTTTTGATTACCTTTTGAATAACCGCATTTCTTTCGTGTGTGCCCTCCCGATATGTTTCGAAACCCTCTTTAATCATTTTTCGAATTTCTTCTTCCGACATGGCTGTGTTTTCTTCGGAATCTTCAACTCCGAGAGATTTCATTTCTTCTTCCGTCAGACCTTCTTTCCAAGAACGCGGCAAAACGCGACCTTCTTTTTCAACGTGACGGAATAAAAATGTAACGAGGTTCGAAATACCTTGTTTTATGTCGAGAGCGTCCCCTACAACCTGTTGTGTGTAGTTTGTAACCCAAGCTTCGAGTTCCCCGATGGCTTCTTTCAACGTGTTTTCTCCGCGAATTACGGACCAAGCCAGAAGTCCGCTCATACGACACATAGCCGTGTCTCTTGCTCCAGCCGGAACAAAATCCGTTACTTTCGAACGCCCGCTTTGAGACAAAGGTTTCCCTATTTTTTCTTCCAACGCTTTTCTGAGAATTTCCTCAAAATTCGGGGGAAGAATTGGTAGAGAATCAATTACTTTCCAAAGGGGATTTGTCGATTGATACGGTAGTTTTGTTTCCGGATGGATAGAACCCTCCAAACACATTTGGTTTCCGGAGGAGAGAAGTTCGCAAATCGTTACGTTTTCCGCTGTTTTCAGTTTGAAGGGTTTTTCACCGTTGTATTTAAACCCGATAACTTTTCCTTTTTTACCAACACGAACGTATGGTGAACGAGGACAAACGCTTTCGATTAAATTGATTGTTTCGTCGTCCGCATAGTCAATATCCAATGCGATAAAACGCGATGCTTGACCACAACAAACCCCCATGTTCGTGTCGTCTGTAGAAGACAACCATTGTTCTGCCAAAGCGGGCGGAATGTTCGTGTAGCAATAATCGCTCCAACCTTTTATTACTGGTGATTTTTTGTTTCCGAGCAAAGGTATGACGGAAATTTTTGCGTCCAAATATGGACGTGCGTTTTCTTGATAAATTTTAGCCATATTATTCGCCTTTCGTGGCTTCTTTTTCTCTTACAAACAGCGGAGATTCTCTACCTTCGAGCCAATCCTCAACGTCGGATTGAAGGAAATATCTTTGCCCTGCTCCGCGAACTCTCGGAATTATCTTTCCTCGGCGAATTAACTTGGAAACCCATTCAGGAGAATAACCGATTCCTTCGGCAAATTGTTTTATGGAAATCGCTTTTATCATTTTTCCTCCTACGTTTCTTAGCCGTGTATCTTGACGCAAAGTTTTAGAAGTTTCAAGCTTATTTTGAGTTCTTCCGGCAAACTGTCGTTGTATTCTTCGAGGTATCGCTCTGTTCCGATTTCTTCCAAACGGTCGAAATCAATGTCTTCCATCAAGATGTTGAGTTCTTCTTTCTCTTCAGGTGTCATATCTTGTTTTGTTTCAAATGAAACCGTGTAATGTTCGGGGTTAATACATTTTGTGTATTTACAATTTCTTTTTACTGTGGCGATTACTTTTCCATCTTGTTCGAGTTCCAAGAGTTTCGCAAAAGCCAGTTTGAAGTTAGATGTTGTCCCACGAGTTGCTAAAATATGGTCGCCGTCTATGACTGGGGTACAGTTAGCTATCGCCTTGACAAATTCAGCGTAATCCTTTAAATTTATTGTCATTGATGTGTCCTTTCGTGTTCAATTAAGTTCAATATAGTTCAAGGAAAGACAAGAGTCAAGAAAAAAATGAGGGCTAATGAAATGGACGTGCTTTTAATTCTAAGTGTTTGTTTTATAATGGCTTTTTGGAGACGCTTGTTTGGTGGAGGTTTCTTTCGAGAGGGAATTTTATCCAAACGGGGAGTTCAATGTGTCTGTTATTTGCTCTTTACGTCTGTTCTGGCTTATTTCCTGCTTCCGCTACCTTTATGGTGGCATAACTTAATTGGTGCTTTGGTTTTTAGTGGTTGGACTTACTGTCAATTCTGGTCTCGCGGACACGGTGTGTCGATGGACGAAGGTAGAGATACCGAACCTCTTGAAAGCACGATAAAACGCTATAACGAACGGTGGTATCATTATGTTTGCGATTGGTTGTTTCCTAATCATTTGTATGGTTTTTTATACGATGCGGTTTATATGGGCTTGCGTTACACCTGTCCTCTTATTGTCTTGTTTGCTTTGGGTTTTATACCTGTTTATTTCGGTGTTTATGGGTGTCTGTTTGATTGGCGCATTGTTCTTATCGGTATGTTTGTTTCCCCCATTTATATGTTGTCGTGGACGATTTACGAAAGGGAAGAATGGATTTTCAAGAAATTCGAGTTTATGAATAAAGGCATTCATCTCGCTGAACTTTTGACTGGTTTTATTTGGGGTTTTTGGGTTCTTTGTTTGAACTGAAGGGGTAAATTATGGCGGATGTAGGATACGCTCAGCTCTATAAATTGCAGCTTATTTTTGCGGAGTTGGATAATTCTTCCAACCCGAAAGAAACTATTTTGAATTATTTTGAGGACAAACCATCTCAAGATGCTGCTCTGTGGTTGTATGAACACAGAAAACCAAGCATTTCTGGCGAGTCGCGAGAATCCGCTTTAGACATTGAGACTTTGGATTTACAGGCGGAAACCGCTTCTTTGTACTCTGACACGAAATCTCTGAAGATGGACGGAGCGGTTTTGGACCCAAGAGAAGCTCTCGCCGTGAATAAGTTACAGATGGACTTGCTCGGTAAGATTTTGGACTTACATGAAAAAAGTAAACGCCATCGACAGATTGGGGAGTTCATTCAAACCGTTTTTGAAATACTTACGGACGAACAAAAAGATAAAATATTAAAAGAGTTTGACGGAGTATATCATGCGTAATAAAAACGTTTTTATGGAATCCTTGGTGGCAAAAATTAAGGATTCCCAACACTCTTCTTCTATGGCTGAATGGATTTCAGAGAACACTTCTATCGCGGGTAAGAAGTTTTCATTCAAAGGACACGAGTTTCAAATCGACATAGCTAACGACATGTGTTCGAATTTAAGCGTTCTGAAACTCAGTCAGATGGGTATTACGGAGATTTTAATCCGAAAGACTTTAGCTTTTTTGGCCAGAAATAACGGCACGAGGGCAATGTATTCATTTCCTACAGACCTCTTGAAAAAAGCAAACGCCAAGTCTCGTATGAAGTTTCTTCTTACAAATGATTTCCCCGCAAGACCTGACGACGTTCGTTCGACCGATTTGATGCAGATACAGGATTCTTTTTTGTATGTGGCTTCTTGTTCCGAGGCTGACGCGACTTCCAACCCAGTAGATATGTTGGTTATCGACGAATTAGATTTGAGTGATATGGAGATTGTCTCTCTGTTTAATTCTCGTATCCAACACTCTCAATGGAAAATACGTCAGAGAATTTCAACTCCGACATTTACGGATTTCGGAATTGCTGCCGAATTTGAAGCGGGAGACCAACGTCAGTATTTTGCGACTTGTCCCCATTGTAACAATCGCTTTGTTCCACAGTATGATTTGGAGCACGTTTATATTCCTAATTTACCAAAAGAAGTTGAAGATTTAGTTTTCGACATTTCTCCGGAAACAGCTGCTGTTTTGGATTATGAAAATTCTTATGTGAGATGTCCGAAATGCTTAAAAGCCATAGACCCCGGCGACCCAACAGGTAGAGAGTGGGTCGCTACTTATCCGGAACGCTCGTCAACTCATCATTCTTATCAAATTCTTCCTTTTTCTTCTGGCTTACTTTCTATCAAGTATCTTGTTACAACGGTTGCCGAGGGAATTGCAAAAAACCAAGCCCGACGCGTTATAAATACAACCTTGGGACAAACTTATAATTCCAGCGACAACCAATTGGATATCGGGGATATTGAAAAATGTTTTGTTACCCCGAAAGTTCCGGACATACCAAAAGATAAACCGATTTTCTTCGGCCTTGATATGGGTATGGGTTGTCACTTGACAATCGTATCTGCTGACGGTGGAGAAGTTTTAAAATTTGAAGTTATTCCTCAAGATAAGGTTCAGGAGAGAATTGAACATCTTTTGAGCAATTACAACGTTATTTTCGGACTTATGGACCGAGCTCCTTTTATTCCTACTGCCTATGCGTTGCGTGATTTTTCCGAGGGACGAGCCTTTCCGGTTATTTATTCCGAAAACAACAAACGGGCAGTTCCTTATAAAGAAGTGACTGGAGACATAGCTTATTATAATGTTGACAGAACTCTAGCTCTTGACGCTGTTTCTGAAGCGATTCGTTCTGGTAAGATAAAATTTTATGGATATCAAAACCAGCACGACATTATTCTCACTCATTTGAGAGATATGGTACGAGACGACACGACTGATAAGGTTAGATGGCAGAAGCTTCACGGGAACGACCACTATTTCCATTCGTTAGGTTATGCTCTCACCGCGGTTTATTTGAAACAAATGAACGATGCTCTTTCGGATGCTCCCACCGGCGTTTGTGTTGGTTTTAACGGCATCTCACAAAAACCCCTTGATTGTTACGATATTTTGTCGTATTCTGGCGGAAGTTCGAACAACCATCGCATTTTATCTAGGCGGTAGCTATGGCTTCAAAGAATTTGTTATCCTCGTTTTTGGAATTTGTTCTTCCTAAAAAGAAAGCCAGCACGGGCGGTAAAACATATACGAATACGTTCAAACCCGGAGATTCCGAGACTTTAAGTTTGCCGGAATATCAACAGTATCTGGATGATATTCAAGAAGACAGATTGTCGGATAACGAGTTCGAGTTAATAGATAAACTGTTTATTAACGACCCTGATTGTTCCGCCGCGTTGAACGCCTATTTAACGTTGTCTGACACCTCCTATCAAATGTTGGTGTACAACAAAGATAACGAATTGGACAGAGAAGGAATAAAACTCGCAGAAGGGATTATGACCTCTCTGTTCTCCATTAACGATTACACTTTGAACTATCAAATGAAACCAAGTTTTCGCGAGTTCAAAGATGCACAAGGTTGGCTTCAACTGGCTCGAGGAGCCATAGGAGCGGAATTGGTGTATGACAAGGCGATGCGTCCCTACGAATTGCGCATTGTCGATATGGCAACTATCAAATACACCGAAAAGAAAGTTGGGCAATTTAAACCCATCCAAACAACCGACAATTCGGACGATATAGATTTGGATATTCCCACTTTCTTTACCGCTCGATTCCGTCAATCTCCGACAACACCCTACTCACATTCTCATTTTGCGGCGGCCATTAACACTATTGCCGCTCGTATGAAAATCATTAACGATTTATATCGTATTATGAATTATACGGGTTATCCGAGAATCGCCGTGAGTGTTGTTGAAGAAATTCTTCTGAAAAACGCCCCTAAAGCTGTTTTGTCGGACGACTCTAAGAAAATAGAATGGATTAACGCTCGAATGAATGAAATCACGAGCAAGTTGATTTCGTTACAACCGACATCTCCGATTGTTCATACGGATAGTGCAGTTGTTTCCATTTTGAATGAAAAGATGTCCGGAGTTAGTTTACAGGTATCTGAAATCATCGAATGTTTGAACGCTCAGAACCAAGCCGGTCTTAAAGTTGTCGCTACGGTTTTGGGACGTGGTACAGCGGGTGTTAATACCGCTTCAACCGAAACGATTATTTTCTCGAAGTCCGCGGATGCGTTCAACCGCCCGATGGAAGATTTGATGTCTCGCGTTTTGACGTTGGCTTTGCGGATTGCCGGTTTTGAGGGATACTGTGAGTTCCGTTTCGAACCTGTCGAACTCCGCCCGGCTCTCGAATTAGAAAACCAAAAGACGATGTTGCAGACGAGAATGTTGACTCAGTTGAGTTACGGTTTGATTACCGATGACGAATATCATTTGCGCGTAAATGGCGAACTTGCCGCTGAGGGAGCAAAACCTTTATCTGGTACAAACTTCCTTTCTGGTGGTCAAACGGTCGATACATCCGACCCCAACGCAAATCGTTCGTCTTTAAATCGTGAACTTACTCCGGACAATGAAACTTCGTCTAAATCAAATTCTGTCCAACCAGATGAAAAAAGTTCTTGATTCGTTGTCTCTTTTGATATATCGTTAGAAAAAACTTGGGGTTTTCGAGATGACAAAACGAGTTGTTTTAGACGAAAATTTAATTTCCAAAATGAGAACGGTTTTGGGAGAAGATATTTCCCCTGACAATTACGTTGTTTATAAAGTTCGTGCTATCAGCACAGAAAACATAAGCAAACGTGGTTGTTCGTTGATTGATGGCGCAAAACCGACCGAGAATTTTATTCGCTCTTTGGTTGCTATTGCAAAAGAACCTCAGAAAAACATTTCTATTCACACAATGCACGAAAGCTATAACTTATCCATTGGCCGTGTAATTGATATGTGGGAAGTTTTGGAATTTGATTCTGTCTATGCGGCTTACGCTTACATCGCTATTTTGAAAGGCGACGACAGCGAAGAAGTTATTGAGAAAATCGACAGCGGTATTCTTGACGAAGTATCCATCGGGTTTGAGATAAAAAGCGGCAAATGCTCTGTTTGCGGTTTTGATTTCTTCGACAACGACTTGGATGTAGAAACAAAACTCGAACACCAGTGGATGGCCACTTGTCCGAACGGACACATTATGGGTCAGGATGGTGCTCATCTCGTTATTGAAGAAGCCAAGAGTTTTTCAGAGATTTCAATCGTGAATCAGGGTGCGGCTCATCGTGCCAAGATTCAAGAGATTGCAAAATTTTCTTTGTCGTTTGAGGACGCAAAGAAGAACGCCAACACCTTATTGGCGGAAGTCGGAAACACGACGGTTTTAACTAAGTTGGAGTCTAAAATGACAGAAGAAGAAATGACTGCTAAATTTGCAGATATGGAAGCCAAAATGGCCGAAATGGAAGCAAAGTTGTCTGCTTCTGAAGACGCGGCTCCCGTTGAAGCGAGTCCTGCGGACGAAAAAACCGAAGATGCACCCGAAGCCGACGAAAAGAAAGCCGACGATGCTTCTGAGGAATCCGCACAAGAACCCGCGGATGCGGCTCCCGCTGATGAGGAAGCGAAAGAAGACGATGGTAAAGCTGCGTTGGAAGCTGAAGTTGAAGAATTGAAAGCTAAAAACGAAGCTCTGACATCGGAATTGTCCGCAGCAAAAGAATTGTTTGCCGAAGAAGTGAACAAAGCTCTGGTTGCTGCTGACAAAGAAAAGGTTTCATCTGAAACCGAATTGTCCGCGATGGCGAAAGCTCTCCACGACGCCAATTTAACTCTGGCTGCCATTCCTGTTGGTGGTCGGGCTAATGCCGCGTCTAAAACGACGGAAGAAGCTTCGACGTTTTACGGCATTACTATAAATCAGTTAAACGCGTATAAATAAAGGAGAACTTTCAAATGGCTATTGTTACCATGCAAGGTTTCGCTAAGAAGGAACGTACTCTGATTGCCCCCGATACGATGACTCAGGCCGATGTCGGCAAAGTTGTCGCTTTGGATACGGCGGCAAACACGATTAAGTTGGCTTCTGACGGCGATGTTATTCTGGGTTTGTTAGAACAGGTTGAAGACCGTCGTTCTCAGGCTCAGGGTGTTTTAGCAACGGTTGCCTTCGAATTTGGGGCTCGTGTTTCCTACACGGGTGAACTGGCTATCGGAGACTTGGTTGTTGCTAACGGAAATGGCGGTGTCCGCGCTGCCGGTGATTCGATTCCGGGTGGAGTTGTTCTTCCCCGTGTATTTGAAATCGACTCTGCCGCCAAAACTGCGGTAATCGACAAATAAGGGAGAATCAGAACAATGAAATCTTTGTCTGAAATCAAAAAACGTTCCTTAACAGAAGCCTTACAGGGCATTAAGGATAAATCCAACCAAACCTCTCGTGATGCGGGTATGGGCTTGTCTCGCGAAGCTGCTGACTTTGGTTTGAACACTCGTGATTTCTTGAACTTAGCTATCGACTTCGATGCTGAAGAAAAAACGAAAGAATTGGCCAGCAAAGGCCTGTCCGGTTACGAAATGGCTAAAGTTGCCTTGAACTTGCCGACTCGCAATGATTTTGCGAATCAGATTACGTTAGCTCAGGCTTCTGATACTTTCGCTATGTATCCGGGTGCTCGTAACTTGTTCCGCTATGTTGTGGACGATATGTTACGTTGGCAGAGCCGTCAGGACCAGTTCCAGAAAATTGATGGCTTGATTGCCGGTTCTCGCACGATTCAGGGCGTTGAATTGGTTCGTCAGGTTATTGATTTGAATGGAGCCGACGCTGCTAAAACGTTCAACATCTCTGAATTGGGTGAAATTCCGTTCCGCGATGTTAAAACGGGCAGCACGTCTGTAACGTTCGGTAAAGTTGGTTCTGGTATTCGCGTTTCTTATGAGTTCGCTCGCAACGCTTCTTTGGATGTGTTGACACCGTTTGCGGCTCGTATTGCTCGCGAAAAAGAATTGATGAAAATGGAAATGTGCACGAACATCATGTTGGCTGGCGACGGCACTTCTTATCATCCTGCTGCTCAGGTTTATAAGCAAGTTGACTACGATGCTTCGATGAACGACGGCAAGTTGCATTTCGACGGTTTGGTCAAACACATCATCGAAATGAACAAGAAAGGCATTTCCGTTGATACGGTTTCCGGTAACTGGGATGCTTACGAACAGTGGATTAAGATGTTCACCCCGACGGCGAACGTCACGTCCGATGCTGACACCCGCGCTGCTAACGGCACGGCTCCGGCGTTTGGTAAAATGAACTTGTTCGCTCCGGTGAACTTCGTTCTGAACCAGTTCGTTCCGGCTGGAAAATTGTTGTGCTTCTCTCGCGCAGACACGATTGAAGAATTGGTTCAGGCCGGTTCTCAGTTGTCTGAAGAAAATCGCAACATCATGAACCAGTCGATTCTGTACACGAACACAGAAAACGTTGGTTACTCGATGATTTTCGGCGACACGCGTTCTCTGTACGACTTCGCTTCGAAATAAGCGTAATCGTCAGACAGACTAGGAAAGGCGGAGACAAATCAGTCTCCGCTTTTTCTTTTGACTTGCTTGATTTTTTGCGTTATTCTTTGTTAATCGTAACTCTATAGAAAAGGAAAGTATTATGGGTGTTTTAGTTAAAACAACGGGTCCTTTCGTGATTCCTTTGGGTCGTGGTGAATTTGCTGAACCCGATGTCTGCGAAGTTGAAGATTCGGCAGCTCTGAGGGATGAAATCGCCCGTGGTCGAGTTGTTTTGGTGGAAGCTGTGAAAGAACAACAAGAAGCTCCTGTAGTTGAAGAAGCTCCTGTAGTTGAAGAAGCTCCTGTAGTTGAAGAAGCTCCTGTAGTTGAAGAAGCTCCT